TTTGCAACATATCGAGAAAATCTTTTACTAATATAGTTTCACTCATTGTACAATTATTGTATAAATATTATATAATAATCATATATTTATTATTTCATTGATTGGAGCCCTAATATCGCTTAAATATTCATAAGTGGTGATACCATAATTACTTATAAGGCATCTTGTATCCATTTACAATTCGAAGTGCACAAACCAATGGAATATTCATCGGGCTCGGACTGTAAGCATTGTGGGTATTATGACTTTTTTTTGCAGGCGCAACCGCACCCCCTCCCCGTACCCGACGCAATGCATTGTTTACTGTATTCACATTCGCCTTGCTTTCAAAATTCATTGCTCCGCCCCTGGCATTCAGCGTACCTAAACCCACCTCGACAATCCGGTTTTTACGGACAATCTCGCTAGCATCCCTGTTTCCGTACCACTGTTTCTGTTTTTGCGTAGCAGTACCATCGAAAACGGTACCATTGCTCATACCCAAATAGGCCGGAGTCAATTTCGTATTCAACGGGTTCGGATTTACGGTGCGATTGTAGACGCGGCGATCCATACTAAATGTACTTTGACCATCACTTGTACTGTCTTTTTGTGGCATTGCCATTTTACTCTTTAACTGTCCATTGTTGATTTCTTGGCGAATGCAAATGGGATTGTTACGAATATTTCGTAGATTGATGGTGGTCATTGCGAATATAACTAGGATCTATATATACCTTAGTTATATTTTATGAACTTTCCTCCACTACGTTCTGATTATTATCGGCGGAGCGCCATCATAGGTACATAAGAAGCATTGTTCTTATCTCCTCCGTGCTTCAATTCGTTGTAGTTCTGGTTCATAGCGCGGTATTTCTTAAACTTGATATAATCGGACGAATCCGGAACAAAACGTACGTTGCACGTAGATGAAGGAATCCCGGTTCCATCACATTGTGATATAATCGATCCGATGTGTCCCTTCCATCCAGGTTTGCTCGCATTGACTTGGTTAGAGCCACCGCACACGTAATTTTGACGGCCTAAGAAATCACCTAAATTGTTGACTGCGCGAAAAGGGGTAGTTACCCGATTCTTTCCATTGACTGTACCTGTAGCGTAGGCGCCATTCCACGATTTGACCATTACTTTGCGCGCAACCACATTGTCACTATTATTAAAAGCATTGATCGTTTGTATAGGAGAATATCCTTGGTAAGGTCCCCCCAAATTTTCAGAATTAGTGGGTCTATTTGCAAATGATGGTAGAAAATATACAGACATTCCTTAATATATAATATATACTTTTATAATTATTAATTATTGGAAGAAGAAATACCCGAAGTGTAACGTAGTGTATTTTAGATGTATAGGTGAGAATCGTAGAGAATTTTGTGATTATATTATATATTGAATGGATCCTCTAGAAATAAAACAAAGGATAGAACAAAACGAAAAAGAACGTAAAGCGGCAGAAGAAAATGTAGAGGGTTTAGAAAAACTCGTAGGTGAAACGGGGATTCTTTCGTATAATCCTGAATGTGTTCGAAAGAGATCAAATTGGGGAAAAGGGGGCAATATCTATAAATTCGATGACGAAGCATTTGAACCCGAAACCTTTCTAAAGGCCATGCCCGATTCATCCCCTAAATTGAACGCTCTTATGAAAAAAATCGCTGATTTGGACAAGCAAGATATGAAGAAACAGGGAAAATTGTTCAAACACTTTATTTTCTCGGATTTGAAATCGGGAACCTACGGCGCCAAACTCATCGCATCCGCATTTTTGGCCAAGGGATATCAATTGGGTTACAAGGCATTAAGTAAAAATAAAAAGAATGTCGAAGAAAATGTCGAAGCAAATGCGGAAGAGAAAGAGGAGGAGCAGGAAGGCGGTGATAAAAAACCTAGCAAAAAACGCTATCATAAGATCGAATTGTCGGACGATCAGGTTCTCCAAAAAACAGGACAGAACAATTTTTATATTCTGTCGTCAGTCGGCGTCTACGACCAATCGATTACCGTCGCAATGAAAAAGGCAATGTTACAGAAATACAATCAACGTCCCGACAATATACAAGGAGAACTTGTGCGGTTTATTATATTAGATAGTGGGTTCAAAGAAGGTATCGATCTGTTTGACGTGAAATATATCCATATTTTCGAACCATCGGCGGTTCCTGCGGACCAGAAGCAGGTAATTGGTCGCGGTACGAGAACGTGTGGACAAAAAGGTCTGGAATTTCATCCGACCCAGGGGTGGCCGCTTCATATCTTTGTCTACGACCTGCAGATCCCTGATCGATTGCAGGGCAGTTTTATGGGCGCGAAAAGTGCGATGGATCTCTATTTGAAGGCGATGGACCTAGATGTGCGACTGCTAAATTTCGCCCACGATTTGGAAAGAACTACGGTGGTCGGATCGGTCGACTACGAATTGAATAAGAATGTTCATAGTTTTTCGATTCCGTTTGTTTCGGTCGATGATGACGAGGAAGAGAATCGGGCAATCATTAACGAACACGTAAATGATGATATTGAGGTTCTCTATGGAGGGAACGATTTGATACAAAAAAAGCGTAAATTAGTGATCAGACCCGGTCCTCCGATTGTCGTCAATGAGCCTGAGATACCACGACTGAACCACAATGAAATGGCGGCCTTTATTCGCGAGAATTACGGTGAATTTGCGTGGGATCCGGTCAAGATGGAGAACTTGTGTGCTGAAAAGCAAAAGGGAGGAGCTGGTGAATTAATCAAATACTCTCCTACCCAAGATTTTATTCGACAATATTTTAGCCCGATGAATCCATTGAAAGGTATGCTTCTATGGAATTCTGTAGGAACTGGTAAAACCTGCAGTGCTATTGCAGCGGCTACCCAAAATTTCGAAAAAAACGGATATACGATCCTTTGGGTCACCCGCACCACCCTAAAAAGCGATATTTGGAAAAATATGTTTGACCAAGTATGTAATGAAAATATTCGGCATCAAATCGAGAAATCGGATCTTAAAATACCGAATGAGCAAAACAAGCGTATGCGACTTTTATCAAAAGCGTGGCGCATTCGTCCTATGTCCTATAAACAGTTCAGTAATCTAGTTTCGAAACAAAATGCCCTATACGACGAATTGGTCAAAATCAATGGATCAGAAGATCCATTGCGTAAAACGTTGATCATCATTGATGAAGCTCATAAACTCTATGGTGGTGATGATCTGTCAAGTATTGAGCGTCCCGATATGAATGCGCTCCACCGAGCATTGATGTATTCGTATCAATATTCTGGAAAAGATTCGGTCAAGGTTCTCTTGATGACCGCTACCCCCATTACTAAAGATCCTACCGAACTCATACAATTAATAAATCTTTTGAAAAGTCCGACAGAACAGATGCCTGCCGATTTCTCTAATTTTTCAGCCACATATTTGAATGAAACGGGGGAATTTACTGAAGAAGGGCGAGCACGCTATTTAGACGACATTGCCGGGTATATTAGTTATTTAAATAGAGAAAAGGATGCGCGCCAGTTCTCTCAACCTCAGATCCAACACATCCACGTCCCGATCATCCAAGACGTCAAAATGGCAGAACGTTTCGACAAGAAGATTGTCCAGGGGTTGTTGGATACCAATGTTTCTGATTTAAAACGGCAGATTCAAGATGAAAATAAGAAGCTGGAAGGAGAACTTGGCGAAGTTACTGCCCAGAGTTTCGCCTTCTTAAAAGACGAAATTTGTGAAGACCGCGAAGGGAAGGCCAAGACCCAATGCATTAAAGTTGTGAATAACAATATTCGGGAAATGGTGTCTGCTGCCAAGAAACAGGTGAGTGACGTTCGTGATAAAATAGGGGAAATCAGAAAACGTATCAAGGACCGCGGAAAGATGAAGACGAGTGCATTGGCCGAAGTTCGTGAAAATATCGAGAAATATGGGGAAGAATATGAGAAGTATCAAGGTTCTCTATTGTATCAATTAAAAAGTAAATGTTCTGTCAAAGTAGGAACTAAAACATCGTTAGACGAGAACTTAACTAACCATCCAGTCATACATAAATATGATTTGATTATTAAAGAATACAATAAAGAGATTGCGGATCTTCACGAACAACTCCAACATTTGACCACCAATTATAAAAAACGTATGGAACATTTGAAACATTTATTGAAAACCGATTTGAACGATGTGGAACGTCGAGTGGTTCTTATGACCTTACGTGATGAGAAGAAAGAATATGGGGCAATGATGAAAATCCGCCGCAAAGACGCAGCTAAATCAGAGAAAATTATAAAGGAATCAATCACCAAGACGGAGAAGAAGAAAACCCAACGATACAATAAAATACGTAAAACTATGAAAAATATGATAGGGAAGGACAACAAACAAATAAAAGAATACAATCGCGAAAACAAAATATTACGAAAAACCATTCGACATCAGAAGAAGGATTTTGAACACGATTATTTGAAGAATTTGGTGAATGCGTATCGGACCAAGATTGTAGATGATTTGGTTAATAATCCACCACCGAATGTCAATGCTTTGCAAGTAGCTAAGAAAGAAGAAAAGGATAAAGAGCGAGAACTGAAAAAGTTGGGAAAACAGATCGAAAAGGATAAAAAGGAACAAGAAAAGCAACAAGAAAAGAATAGAAAACAGAGAGAAAGGGAAGAAAAACAGCAGGAAAAGTTAAAGATACGTGAAACAAAAAAACGAGAACGAGAAACCAAACAACAAACCAGGAAAAATAAATAACTATGCAGGTGTTGTAGGTCGAGTTTTTAACATTGTCTCGTAATAGTCATTACACACTTTATCATACAAACAAATAATTTCATATTTTTCTTCATCAGATGCTCTATTTTTCATATATTCGTGTTGATAGGAAGTTAATCTTCTTAAATTCAAAATGCTATCTTTGATGGTAAAAAAGAAATCGATAGAAAATATTTCTCCCTCTTTTACATTGGTTAAATAATATTTGGGTATAACATTGTCACTGCTATCTCCCCAAAAACTATTCATAATATCAATGCATTGATCGTTCTCTTCATTTGTTAAAATATCGGGGGATTTTCTAACTATTTTAGAAATATAAGAGCATATATTTTTACAATAAAGGCTACTATACGAAATTTCTTTCTCTTTCAAATATGTATTGCCGTATTGTGTCGAGTAATGCTCAGAATTATTATTTTTAAAATTATTATATTCTTCTTCGCTATAAATGCTGGCGGATGACGGCGAATGCATTGTTTTTGAGAAGCTATAAGATCTATTTTTCACTTCTTCTTCTTTATTTTTATTTTGAGATAAATATTCTGATTTGGATTTTTTATCAGAAGATTTTTCTGATAATTTTTCTAATATTTTCTGTTTTAATGACTTTTCTGAAGGTGTATTACTATGAATCAATAATTGTGTTGCATTGGGTCCTTCTTTAAAAATATTCTTTATAATGCTGATAGATGGCAGCATAAAATATATTAAATAATGTAATAATTAGATATAACTTATAAATATATTTTTATACTTTTATCAATAAATATTTTTACACTAAATATTTATTAATAAAATGTTCGAAAGTAAAAGATAATAAAAATATGTTGTAATAGTAACATATTTTCATTAATATGGAGAACGCGCCTTTGAAAATAAATCCGAATGATGCTATCACCGATCCGATTAACAAACTTACGCTCGAATTTTTAATGAACCGTTCTAAGTACAAGAAGTATGTAGAAAAAGTAGATCCACATAAACATAGAGAGAACGAAAAACATTTACAGAAAATATGGAAATACAAGAATCGCATTTTAAATATTACAAGTGATCTGGTAGATAACCCCGAACTTATGATTACATTGGATGTTGGCGATTGTTTTCACGGTTATATGAGAACCGTGATTCGCTATTTCGAGATGAAAGATATGGAAAAACACGACCCCGATGTACTATTTGATGATTTATACAACGATGATGATCAGGATATATACAAAACAAGTCCTACTCATTGTGACAACATTGATACTATAAGACAGCAACAAATCGCTTATAATATTTTACCGAGATATTTAGATACAACATATAATGATGAATCAACCAATATTATAGAGAATTTACGAGATAAAGAAAACGAATCGTTGAAATTAGTTGATCCTGGTCAATACGCTGGACGTTTTGCTGAAAATCCCCATAGGGGATCGAATGAGAATGAAGTGAATGAAGAACCTTTCAAAGAGCATATTGCGAATAAAATAACACCTACTATGAAATCATTTTGGTCAGGGATACAAAGGACTCCGACAACTAACACTGGAAGTGTTTTTGGAGGAAATACTGTTAAAAAAACCCAGTCCAATATAGCGGATTTTTCGATAAACAACCGTAAATAAATTATGACAGTTGCTTAATAATTAAATGGCAAGTGAGTGGGAATGAGTTGGGTCCAGTAGATTCGTCGATCTTGATTCCACCATTATCACCGACAGAAACATTGTTTATACTTAGAACAGATGGTAATCCGGTAGGTGTAGATATAATACTGGTTCCAACGATTTCTCCATTACCTGATTTTCCGATAACTGTCATCAATAATTCTGAATCATTCAATACTACTACCAATTCACCTGTATTTTGCACAACTACTGTAAAAATAATTTCATAAACACCATTTGGTGGTAATTTAAATTGCGAGTTGCTTCCACTCACACGTTGTATGGTTCCATAGGGATTTATAGATGGATTGGGAAAATTAACTGCATTTCCTGGTTCAATAGGATCAGGATTATCATTTGGTTGTCCATTAACTCCGCTCATTTTTCCATAAAAGTCGGCGAAATTCACTGTACTATTGGATCCAGCGGGTCCTGTCGGTCCACTATCACCTGTGATTCCAGCAGGTCCTATGGATCCAGTAAATCCCGTGAACCCCGTTGGTCCTATGGATCCTACGGGTCCTGTCGGTCCACTATCACCTGTGATTCCAGTAAATCCCGTGGGTCCTATGTATCCTACGGGTCCTACGGGCCCTGTCGGTCCACTATCACCTGTGATCCCAGCAGGTCCTATGGATCCAGTAAATCCTGTGAATCCTACGGGTCCTGTCGGTCCACTGTCACCTGTATGTCCGGTTGACCCTCTCTCTCCGTCACACCCTCTGGGACCAGTAGGACCCTTTTCACCGTCACAACCTTTAGGTCCTTTCTCTCCGTCACACCCTCTGGGACCAGTAGGACCCTTTTCACCGTCACAACCTTTAGGTCCTTTCTCTCCGTCACATCCTCTATGTCCGTGAGGGCCGGTTGGTCCCCGTTCCCCGTCACATCCTCTGTGTCCAGGAGGTCCATGAGGTCCAGGAGGCCCAGGAGGCCCATAAGGCCCTTTTTCACCATCACACCCTCTATGTCCGCGAGGTCCTTGAATACCCGGTTCGCCATTACAACCGTCTTTTCCGTCCCTACCGTCTTTACCGTCATAACCATCCTCCCCATCTTGACCGTCCTCGCCATCCTTACCATCTTGTCCGTCTTGTCCATCTTCACCATCTTTGCCATTTTTACCGTCCTTACCATTGCGTCCGTCACGCCCATCTTCCCCATTTTTACCATCTTCACCATCTTGACCATCTTTACCATCTTTACCATCACGACCATCACGACCATCTTCTCCATTTTTACCATCTTTACCATCTTCGCCATCACGTCCGTCTTTACCATCACGTCCGTGTTTTCCATCTTTACCATTTTCGCCATCTGTCCCATCTTTCCCATCGAACCCATTTTTACCATCCTTGCATTTTACCATTCGATTATTTCTGTCATCATTTTTTCTGCAACGACTATCATTTTTTCTACTATTCCGCCTATTTTGACATTTTGATTGGTTCTTATGGCATTGTTCTACGCTGCTGCACGTATCAGTTTCGTCATCGCAATTTTTTGTCATAGAATGTTATCCTATATATTAAATTATTATTTTTGATTTTACAAAGATAATAATTTTGCTAGATGTATGCAGTGTTGACTATTATATTTAAATACAGTTTGTAACTACATAATTAAAATCTCCATTTTCTAATAAAATTATTTGATCGTTATTATAATCATTTTTCCACTTTTACAATCATCTTTATCCTCTTGACAACAATATCTTTCTCGTTTGCATTTATCCTTGTCATCTTTGTAACAAGTTTCTTCTCGTTTGCATTTATAATTGTCATCTTTGTAACAAGTTTCTTCTCGTTTGCATTTATAATTGTCATCTTTGTAACAAGTTTCTTCTCGTTTACATTTATCTTTATTGTCTTCAGAATTGTACGATCTTTCCGAATCCGATGATCTTGATCCATTTCTCTTCGAATATTCACAGGCTCTTGTTTTTGTTCGGCGACAAGATTTGCATTGGCAATCGCGCTTTTTTTCACGTTTTCGTATACATTTACTACAACTACAATTCGTAGTGTAACTATCATACTCCATATTGTATTCTTCTTTTTGAGGCATATATATGATTAATATATAAAATAATTTTCGCTAGATATATGATGCAAATAATAATTGTAAAATACAGTTTTAGTATTGTATAATAATTTGGGGATTTATAATAACAAAGTTCTCTAATATAATCATCGTATAGTTTATATGAGTAAACGAAACACCAATTACCGTAAAAGTATAAAAAAAAGGGGGAAAAAACAAAGGACATTTCGTAAAATGAATTGCAATCCAGCAATCAAAGGCAAAACCGCTGTCACTGATAGTTGTTTTCCACCAGAAACATTGGTCCTACTAAAATCCTCTTACAACAAATATCATCCCCAAAATAAGATACAAACCAGCACCCTTCCCCAAATATGGGGAGAACTGAAACAACGATTGAGCCATTGCAGTAAGGAGGATTGTTGGCTGAATCAGATCGATGACAAAAATGTCCGAGATCGGATTGATGGACTATCGTTCGCGCCGGATATGCCGAAAGAATGGAAGAAAAATCCTTCAGAATGGTTGTCAAACTACGACATTATGGATGTTCTCAAACAGTACGAACATACCTATCCAAGTTTCCACGTGATCGGTCCTACCCCAATAGATTTCGATACCAAGCCGAAAGATATGGACGGTCAATGTGTTTGGGAAGAATTATGCAATTTTAATTTAGAAAAGTATTTCAAATCGGGGAAAAAAAAGATAGGAATCGTATTCAATTTAGACAAACACGACCGTGGGGGGAGCCATTGGGTATCGATGTTTATTGATTTAGACGACAAATATGCGTTTTATATGGACAGCGCAGGGAACGAGATTCCGAAGGAGATTGATGCGTTGTTAAAACGTATTGTCCAACAAGGTTTAGCAATGCATCCCCCGATACATATCCATTTTTATGAGAATTGTCCTCTAGAACATCAGATGGGCACCACCGAATGTGGTATGTATTCTCTTTTTTTCCTGATTACGATGTTGACTGGGGAAACAGAGGGGAAGATATTTAAGAATTATTTCGAAAAAATACGTTTCTTCAAAAATCGTCGTATTCCTGATCGTCATATGAAACGGTATCGCAAAATTTATTTCAATTAGTCATACAATTATTTTTACAATTACCCAGATAAATTGTTCTCATAATATAATAGGTTTGAATTTGTAATGGATGAGAAAAATAAAAAGGTCCTCATCGGACATATGGATCAATTTACAAAAAAATTAGGGAATCTAACTGATTTTTTTGAAAAATTTAAAGATGATTATAAGGAATTAGACAGTGGCGAAGTTGGAAAATTTAAAGATGATATAGAAAAAATAATTACGCATATTAACTCGGTTACTTTTGATAGAAAAATGATGTTTGAACAAGGTTTAAAAGAGAACATTATAAAGGTTTTTAATGATATTGATAAAAATATGCAGATAATAATAGATAATATCGAACTTTATAAAACATTAAAGACAAATTATGATTTGCAACGTGTATATTTTATATTAAATAGAATTATGAAAAAAGATCATAACAAAGACGATCTTAATCGTATTGAAACAGTTATGAAAGAACAACTAACCAAAATTAAAAATGCGATAAATTCGATAGATGAATCGATAAAACATATTAAATCATTTATCTTACAAATGAAAAGTGCATTAAATATAAAGTTAGATAAATCTCATATTGAGGTAACGTCGAAGGTATTTCCAACACCTTTTGTAAATTCCAAGGGATTCCGAATTGGTGACTATAAAGTAGCCATCGACACAACCGCTTTACCGTTCACTAATACTGACCAGGTAAATCATTATTTATATAACTTGTTTGATTACACCAGCTACCAAGGGATCCCTAAGATGACTAGAAAACAGGAAAGGGGGATTGATTCTTTTTTTAGTGCAAAAAAGACAAAATTGGAGGCGTACAACCCGATAAAATATCCTGATCCTAAAAAGGCAAAGTATATCGAGAAAGAACAAAAAATATTGCAAGAAGAGAACCGTAAAATAAGAGAAAATATGCGTAAAATACAAGATGAATTGGCAGAAATGGGGATCTCAGGAAATCCAGAAAAAAGAGATGAAATACGTAAAGCGATTGAAGAAGAAATCGGTGGTGATGATAATAAGAAGGAATCTATATTATCCGAATATTTAAATGCGATTGATGAAGTAGAACGCGGTGATGAAGGATTTAAATTGCCTTACCTTACTGCACCCGGTGACCCCAAAAATAAAGTGGTTGCTGGTGGTAAGAGAAAGACGCGAGGAAATCAACGAAAAAAAAGGACGACTCATAAGCGAAATGTCACAAAACGAAGACGGTGATAATAGGGTTTAAGATTAAGCGTAAGGAAATTACATAAATATAATAATAAATATAAAAGTTGGTTGTTTATATTTATTATCGAAGGATGGCATTGTACATTCACCCAGAGAACCAAGAATTGTTATGGAAGGTTGTAAATAAAAATCCGGTCATAGAACAATATTTTTCCGCTTATCCTGCGAATATTCAAGAATCGTGGTTTAAACAAATTATCAGTTCATTTTACGAACAAAATCGTAATAACGTTTCCAATTCAAATCAATTGTATGAGATTAATAAAAATACATTAACGTATATGGTGCAAGACATAAATCGTAATGTTCAATACATAAATGAGCAGAAGGAACGGTCATTTGTTCAAGAAAGCCCGCAGATGAATCAAAACCCGCAGATGAATCAAAACGATTTCTTAAAACCTCACTCAGTAACAGAGAATCGGGAAGATAAATTCACAAATCAATACAATCAATATCAACAAAATTATCAGACAATGTTTGATAAGAAGGTGCCTGAATCCATCGATTTTCGAGAAAAGTTCGACGATCAACCTATTTCTGGAAATATGGATGAATTGGTACAGCGGCATTTACGAGAACGTGATGAAGAATTAAAACGGTATGCTATGCCTCCTGTAATTCCAAATTTAGTTCCTAATAATAATAATAATAATCGGACCGAACAACCACCTTTTTTTGGTCAAGCAGTTGCAAGTGGTCAACAATTAAATCAGTTAGGTCGGAGACCGGAAGATTTTGGCCAGGGTGGACAACGTTCTCAAAATAATCCAAATCGATTGATCATCGACCAATCCCCTGAAAATGTCAAAATAGCTGTAGAAGAAATTGTACCACAATCTTATCAAAATAGAGAGACAATGTTACGTAATATTCCAAATACCAATGAAAAGAAAAACGAAGACTATACTGTAAGATGGTTGGACAACGAGAACTCCGACAAAATCCATTCCCTAGAACAAGAGATTACAATATTAAAGGGACAGGTTCTCCAAATGTCGGATAAGATTTCGTTTTTAATCAACGCAAACAAAGATATATTCGATTTTTCCGCACAAAAATTGAAAATGAGTCCTGGAACCATTAATGGAGGGTTTTTATTTGATCCTTCTCAATACAATGAATTTACTAAATAAAAATAAAATAAAAAGACATAAAAATAGAACGGTAGGTTCTCTAACAATGGAATTATTTAAGAACGCCCTGTTCATTAATTTGGAACATCGCACGGATCGATTGGAACATATTCAATTGGAATTCCAAAAAATGGGTATTCGAGGAGAACGTGTGAACGCGGTCAAATCGAAAATTGGGGGGATTGGGTGCACCCTAAGCCATATTCGATGTTTGGAGGAAGCAAAGAAGCGTAATTACGAATACGTGTTTATTTGTGAAGATGACATTACATTCAACAACCCCGAACTATTTAAGAAGCAGCTGCAACAATTTTGGGACAACAAGGAGATTCAGTGGGATGTGTTGGTCATTGGGGGGAACGTAGTACCGCCTTATCAACGAGTGGGTGATTATTGCGCCCGTGTATTTAATTGTCAAACTACCACCGGTTACGTTGTGAAGCGGGAGATGTACAATGTATTTTTAGAGAACTTTAAGGAAAGTGCCCAGATGCAGATGCGTAAACCAGGACAACCAGGCGTTTCTAATCCATACGCATTGGATATTTATTGGAAACGATTGCAACCCCAATATTTTTGGTGGATTATTTGTCCAATGACAGTGACTCAATATGAGAATTTTAGTGAAATAGAGAACCAGGTCACCAATTATGACCATCTTATGCTGGATATGGAGAAAGAGTGGTTTATGAAACAAAAAACATCTGTGCCATCTCCATTAAAAATGAATTTTAATATTTAATCATTATTTTTGTAAATAACTTAGAGAACTTTTCATAGTATAATTTGAGGGTGTGGGAATCATATTTTTATAGTTCATTGGCCAGAACACGCAAAATAGGCGAGACTTTGGGTTCGATTCCCATTTAAATATATGATTACGTGCGCACACATCCTCAAAAATATGCCTTCATGGCCTAATGGTACGGCGTTCCTCTAGTATAAATTTCTAGTAAGGGAAAGATTTTGAGTTCGATTCTCAATGAGGGCAAAATAATACAGCTTTGATAGCTCAGTTGGTAGAGCATGCGCTTTGTAAGCGCAAGGTCTTGGGATCGATCCCCAATTAAGGCAAATTATAATATCATAAGTTTTTTATGATATTATTTATTTATTGTCAATATTCTACACTATGTTCAAATCATAACAATCCACCACTTCATATTACAACGTTGGAAACCGATTCCTTTTCAGCCATTTTTCATTTTTTCATCGGAATTTTCTTTAACAGTTTCCTTATTTTCATTGTAATAATTTTCCAATAATTTTATTATTCTCTCATTTTCTTCTTTAAGTTTTCTATTTTTTTCTTCTAGTAGATTCATCCTTTTTTTTAGTAGATTTATATTTTCTTCTTTTAGTAGATTCATCGTTTTTTCTAGTAGATTCATATTTTCTTCTTCTAGTAGATTCATCTTTTCTTCCAAGGAAACTAATAGATCCATTGTTTTAATTATAATAATTCATTATCTTTATTCTTTTTTGTAATTATCTAATTACCTAAATGCATAAAGTTAGCCAAAATAGATTTATTCTTCGCTTCATACTCCGCAGTTCTAAGACCTGATTTATGTTCCATTCGCATCATATGAGCACGATACTCGTTCTCTTTGTCCAACAACATCTTCTCGGCTTTGGATTTTTCCAATGGATTCATATTCTGCCCGTCACGCTCTTTCATAAATTGATCGACCGATGCAAATTGTTTGACTTTGGCGAAATCCTGTTCACCCACTCCAAACACAGTCTGATCCTTATGAACTTTTCGTAAATCGTCGAATTTCAATTTGGCGAAAGGATCACACGAAACGTACTCGTCCGTCGGTTCCTCAATGTCGTCATAGAGTCGCGATCCGCTCGATCCGCCTAATTCCTGGACCCCCCGATATTGTGCCAATATATTCTTCGACTGTACGGTCTTTACCTGTTCAAACATCTCATTCATATTCTGTTTTGTTGCTTTTCCAACTATTTTTATGCTCGGTTCATCGGTTTTGAACCAATCGTTTCTGGTTTCATCGATCTTTCTCGACATATTATCCTCGAACAGCTGATTGAATTTACTTTGAAATGCGTGGGCCTCCATTTCACTCACTACCGAGCTCACTTGTTTCACAGCAGCCTTGTTCAGACCCGCAGCATTCGTCGGTACATATTTTTGCTCTTCTGTCGGAACTACCCGTGATTCTCTTTCTTGCTGTTCGTGGAATTTTAGAACAATGTCAAATGCCTTTTTATAAAACAGAAAATAATTGGAATCAAGCCCCGACTTGTCTGGATGGGTCATCAATACCACTTTTTTAGCCCTTTTTAGGTCGTCCACAGTTATTTTATAGGTCATATCAAACATCCCTAAAATTTCCTCTAAGCTGTACATATGAATATCTAGATTATGTGCCATAAATAGGTCCTATAGGATGCAATGAGTCTTTTTTTACGGAAAAAAGACTCATTAAAGGTTATATAAGAATGACCGAATTAAAACCGTCTATTATTACATTGGTGCCCGATCTAGGATTTTTCAAAGAGATTATGGAAACCAATCCGGGGTTGGTCATTATCAAATTAGGAGCGACGTGGTGCGGCCCGTGCAAGGTAATTGAATTGGATATCAAAGAGTTGTTTAGTGTTATGCCTAGCAATGTGCAGTGTTTATCGATTGATATTGACGACAACATTGAACTCTATTCTTTTTTAAAGAAAAAGCGTGTGGTGAATGGGGTACCTGCGATTTTATGTTACAAGCGTGGTAACACTTCGAACATTCCCGATGATTATGTTATTGGAGCGAGTAAGGAGAAGTTGCACGCTTTTAAAGAACGATGTATCGAAAGTGCGATTCAAATATCCAAATAAATAATAATGTTCTTAGCGAGAACGTCTTGTCTTCTTACTTTTATGCTTCTTAGCGCGGGTTTTACCTCCTACTGTAGTTCTCTCAGTTGATGGTTGTGGGGTCGAAGATCCTTGGCCAAATGGCGAAACGATCATAGATGGAGAAGGTGGCGTTTTTGGCGAAAAAATCGATGGCAACATACTCGTGGCGGATGTTGTAGGAGAACTGATCGACGGTTCCGCTGATGTTGCGGACTCTGGCGTAGAAGCAACCAATGTAACATATGCTAAAGTTAGGGTAGTTAATCCAATGAGTCCATATGCAACAATAGGTATAGGTTCGGCAGAATACGAAACACTCGTGGTGGGATTAAAGTCTGATGAAAATGGATTGATGATATATCCCGCCATATTATCTTAATTATATATTATAGAGATTTTTCATATCAAAATTACATATAAAATTGATTCTTTTTTCCTTGAAAAGAGAACCTGTATTCAATAACGACAAGAATATTACAATGGCACTTACCTTCTGGCAACTTCCCGATTCGATCAAGGGCCTCATCTATGATTACGATGATACCTATCAAAAAACAATGAAAAATGAGGTTTTGGTGGATTTATGGAAAGCCAAATGGATCAAATGGCGCAATGGACTTTCGTCTTTATCTAGCAAAGCCGTTGCAGATCATCTCCTCAATGTGTGGGGGGTTTGGAACGACAGCCCTTACGGGGAACCGTGTAACTTGTACTGGTTCAAAAAGCACTATTTTCCAGAGGATTTTCGTATTGTTACCAGCTACACTAGCGTTCGGGGAATTTCAGTGAAGGTTTTCAGTACCAATTCGTGTGTTTTCGAGGGATGGGTTCTACGTGATTCTCAGCAGAAAGATATGGTTTGGTTGGAAAATCGCGAAGTTGAAAATATGATCGATATTCATTGGGATATGAAAAACGGTCTCTACGTTTGGCAGAAACTGTATAGCTAGAATGATTTTCCTAGGAAATTGAATTGTAATTATAATGAAAACCTTTTTTCATTATAATATGTCTGATAAATTGATCAGGGACCAACGGTCCCAACAACTAACTAATAATAGTTTGGTCGTAACGTGCCCTCATTGCAAAGAGCCAGTCATCATACAAAAGATCAACTGTGGAATCTTCCGTCACGGATCGATAAAGAAAACGGGGAAACAAATAAAACCGCATTTAGATAAAACCGCGTGTGAAGAACTGATAAAAAACGATATGATTTATGGGTGCGGTAAACCATTTCGTATTGTGAATGGCGAGGCCATTGTATGTGAATATATTTAGTGTTTAGTCGGAGAAGCATAACCTATTACTGCGCAAGCAATTCTCTTACCAGAATTGCCCGTAGTTTTGCTCAGGAGGTGGTCAGATAATCCGCAATCGTCCTCGTCTTCGTGGATAATGAGACCGCGCCCCACGATGTTGCATTTTGTTCCTCGCAATTTAATCATATAATCCTGAATTTTGTAGTTTACTTTTCCATTTTTGTCGGTAACCAAATTCCCCAAATCTCCTACGTGGCGAATTTTCGAATCTTTTCCACCGTGATCTACTCCGTACGGATTAAAATGCGCGCACATACTTTCACACGCTTCACTCATATCTCCGCATTCGTGAATGTGAAACCCGTGTTTGGCATTTTTCTTGAGACCAGATATGTCTATATCGATTACGATGGTATCTGACTGAATATCTTCGGTGAATCTAACAATACCTTTTACTTTTTTGCTGTCAATAACAGCAATAGCACAAATAGGACTTTTGGACATTAAAAAATATATATTTTAATTTTTATATTGTTGGTTCAAAGAATATTTTAGAGGTCGATTTTCCAATCTTTCCATAATCCCCCTTTTTTCAAGTTGGCTACGTACCCCCCATCATCTGTATCCTTTTTATATTCGGCAATGGCCGCCAATTTATCTTCTTTATCAACCTGTATATCCTCTAATTTTTTTAATAGTTTCATTTGATACGTAAATTGTGTTATATTGAAAATCAATTCATTCGCCTTTGTTTCATTATATAAAACATCGTAGCGTTCGTCACGCCCGCTTTTGAAAAACGATTGGTTTTTCGCCGCCTCCCGTTTTTCTAAAAGGGACTTCAATGATCGAATTCCCTCTTTACCTGCGATTTTGTTTAAGAAATCCCTACCGTCATCCGACGGAACTGGATCCGGCTCCATCAAAAGTGATGCGTAGGACACAGTTTGAGATTGCGGAAAAAGTACTGTCTTGTATTGGCGAACCGTACGTGAATCCATCATAAACCCAATAGCAAATAGTTTCAAAAACATTGTTCTTTTATGTATAATAAATAAATATATTTTTTTATTATTCAATTTTCCTCCAAATCCCAAAGGGAATTATAGAAAAATCAGTTATTTGCTACATCGGCTCCGCAAATCGCCCAATTTTCTTACTTTACCACCACATAATCAGACATATTGTCATTAGAATTGTATGCAACATTTTGAATTTCAGCGCATTTATGAATCCACTTTTCCTTGATAGTCTTAGAAATTTCCGTCTTCGTATGTCGTTCGTACTGCTCTGGCGAATCAAAGTACAGAGATGTACCGTCTCTGCCCATTTCACCTGTCCCCCAACGTACTTTAAAGAATTGGTATTCATTCAATGAACCCACCCGATATTCCCTATATTTACTCCCGGTAATCGCATCACGAATCATTTTTCCGGGGGTATTTGGAGTAGAATAAACCTCGATGTCGACACTTTTATGATTGATATTTCTCTTAATCTTATGATAACCCTTATCCAATTTCTTTGAATCATCCAACATCTTGCGATTAGTCTTTACTTGGCTATCGATGCTAATTGTATCTGTATAATTATCGTCTTGTCCAAACTGCCCGTTATAATAATGAATATCAGTACTATTAAGTTCATCCACAGAACCCTCGTCGTAATTAAGATTACTTGATTCAGGATGAAAATCGTCTTCTTCGTATTGCATATTTAGCAAAGTATCAATTAAAAACCCAGATATCGTAGATTCTATATGATAATAGGATGGATAATCTTTATATTTCTTTTAATAAGTATATTTTCATAAATAGAAATTATCGGGTTATCTATATAGATGTCCTTTTTACATAAAAATTTAAGAGAGTGGATTATGTCAAAATTGATGAGCGTGTCTGTAAGTCACGAACCTAAAAGAAATCCCGATTTTGTTGATGAGATACCTGTAATCGAAAAACAATTAACACCCCCAAATTTAGACAAGCCTTCTAATGTTGAAGTATCCCCGACCATTGAATATTTGCAAGGAGATCCATTGACCCGAGAATTTGGGTTTGATCGTGATCTATCAAAAATGCATACACTCCATCTATGTATTTACACAATTAACAATGTTCTCTCCTCACCTTTTTTAGAATTTCTTATGGAAAAAACGACAACAGAATACGAATTTCCTCATAAGGATCTTCCAGTCGAATTGTTCCAAGAATTTGTACAGGACGATAATATTTCTGTAGTAACAACCGAAAGTACGCGTATTGAACCGATGGATCAAGACGGATCAAATATAATGGTAGGGGGTGAAGGAGAACCCGACATTGAAGATGTTTTTTTAGAGCAAATAAAGGCATTTTACAACGAAAAAACAGGTTCTCCCTTGTCTGGTGAAAAATACCGGGGGTTTTTAGAAATAGATCATCATATTTTTGTTGTTATAGAAGGATTTCCTGAGATAACACTGGAGAATCACGCAAAATGGGCAATTATGGACGAAATTGTTCGTAAAAAGGCGATACTTAATATTGTTATATCCCCCATCGTCGTCGATTTATTCGAAAAAAATCGGGTATTGGGTAAAATCGGACATAAATCTCCCCAAGTTCTCTATTTATGCAAAAAAGACAGTGATTCGTATCAAAATGTCTATTACGAAGAAGGCGATGGATCACATAATGCAGTAACTATTATTAATGAGAGAATTCAACATCCGATCTTGAAACAGATTTATCTATTTTCAGAAACGGTGTTTCCTAATGATTTACCGATTGACAGAATCAAACGGTTTGCATTGTTTACAGAACCCGTTAATAAAATTCAGGGGGAAATGAATGGCTCAACTATTCCTCAACATCCGGTAATTGGATTTCGAGAGAACGATATCGATTTTTGGTGCACAAAATCCCCTAAATATTTTACTGAATTATAAAGCAAAAACAGTGGAATCATATGTTATCAAAAACTCAGTCAATGTTTCCTCGTCAACCTCAGCTTTTAACGTTTCTTGAATCTCTTCTTTCAATGGTCGTCGTTGGTAGATTCCGTAAAATGTTTCTATATATGTATGAATCCGTTCCATATGCTTATTTTTTTCCGCCGTCTTTTTATCGTTTTCTATCATTTTTTTGTCGGATAAAAGCTCTTTATCGATCTGTTCTTGGGTCTTTAAAATGTTCTCTAATCCAATTCCATTCGATTTTTTTCGTCGAATGTCTTTTAGCCGCGTCAACATCAAATTTGAGAATTCATTGCTTATGTCACCATTGGTACTAATACTTTCAAAGGATCGTTGTCGTCCATTATTTTCTAATTCTACGTGTTCGTCTTCTTCCGCCTTTTTCTTACGTTCATCTAAATACCATTTATGGCGCGTTTCATTGACTGTTGTGATCGTATCACAAATATCCGGTTTTTTCAAATTTTTGAATTTCTCCTTTTCATTTTCGGTATTTCCTCTGAATTTATCGATAAATTCATTTACAATGTTATCAGGTATCGTTGGGCTAGTTTCCATCAATCTATCGAATTCTTGACGACATACCTTAATAAAATGTCCAGCATCTGTACGTTCGTCTGGCGTTTTTGCCAATTCGATACGTATATTACGCGCAAACTTGTCCCACGAAATGGCGGATACCCGATGGGATTCATTCAATTCCGATATTTTTAAATATTGCTGAACAGTAGCGAAAATGCCGATAAAAATATTGATCGAACCAATTGCTAATGTTGCATAATTTTGATATTCTTGGGGTAGACTAGCTTGGGCGAATGATGCGGTTCCACTTACCGTAGAAAAAATAATGGTTGGAATAGTAAACCAAGCGTGCATTGACGCAAATTTGGTATGTGAACGTGTATATAACCATTTATAACATTGCGCAATGTCACACCATTCTACTAAAATAGTTTCATTCTCTTCTGACCAATTGATTTTTTTTTCTATTTTGTTCGCACCATCTCCGGAATGTAGTTGGCTCTTGCTATCATCATCCAATGACAAATTATTCACAACAACCATTCTGTTACAATAACATTATATTTTTACAAATTTGAATAATTTGCTACAACCAGTAAATCGTTTGTAGTAAATTATTGTTGGTCAATCTATCTTAATGAAAGATATCTGCAAATGGAACCACTGAATAATGAAAACGACGCCTACTCTCATCGTACGTACAATTATCAATAAGAATTTTGGCTTTCAATAATTCTTTCATAATATTTTCAATAATTTCGACACTATTATCTAGATCTTGAATATCATCATAATCCATTATTTTAGCGAATTCATCAGAGGCAAGTTCTCTGACTCTTGGAATAGATTTGTGTTCGACGATTTCTGCTTCAATGATTGAATTTTGATTGGAATGAAAGATATTTCTGTCATTGAATCGTACGTTTGCTAATTTACAATTTTCTTGGTAAGACTGTTTACTATGTCGAAATGATCTTTCTATATTGATAATTGTTTTATTTATTATAATCGGTTCTATTTTGGGTATATTTGCGCAAGAGTTACCCATTGAACTATATTAATATTATTGTTAGTTTATAATAATATTATATACGTTTTTTATTAATCAATTTTACGTTAAAAGTTTATGTTAAATAATGAAAAATATATAACATAATGCACCCGATGAGGGGGTATCATTGCCAAATTTTGGACTAACTTGAACCCTCGACCACCAGATTAAAAGTCTGGCGCTAATGGTGATGAAAAATATCCATCTCTACCAACTGAGCTAACCGGGTAATATTATTATTTTTCTGATAGATAAACGCCACTTGTTATCTTGCACATCCTCCCCGATAAACAATGGTAAAAAATCTTTATATAGTTTTAAATAATACTTTACTCAAACGTCATCTCGATCCGAGGACTATCTACTTTCTTTTCTTCTAATTCTACAGGTTCAGGTTCTTTTTCTTGTATCATAGGTTCTCTATGAATCTCCTCAGTTAACCCCTCACTTATTTCACTAATAGACGGATAAGGTTCATCACAATTTTTGTTGTCCACTGTAGGTTTATTTATATTGTCTTCTATTTCTTTGGAAAAGTTGACCATACGGTAACAAATACGGGCATATTGTTTTTTTTGCGAAGAAATAAAAAATGCCAGGTAATTCATAAAGAGCCGGATTTGTCCTTCTAATACTAGGTTATCATTCTTGATCGTATTTACAAAATTGGAAATAGAGAACCCTATATTTTTTTCTTCTTTATAGTTATCAATTTCCATATTATTTTTCGTCAAATGTTCGTGCAAATGAGTAATTAATAGAATAACATTGTTGTAAATGTTCTCTACATCTACTGTGTCAAACTCAATAAATGGTTCTAAATCTTTGTAAATGGGGCACAATTTTAACAAAGGTTGTTTGTTATCATACGATAATTTCAATTCACTCAAATAACTCACAATAATACCGTACAATTTATAATACTCACAATACATACGATTGTTGATCATTTTCCGAGAACTTTCGATTTGTTCCAATTCGGCAGAATATATCTTGTATTGATAGAAGAAAGAGTCCAGGCAAAACAGGAATATTTTTTTTGTATTGGTCTTGATCAACTCACTGTATTGCGTTTTTAATTGCGACAGATTTTCGACGATCTTTTCCCGTTTATTCTCTATATCTTTGATATTCAACAAGATAATTTTAAAATCAGTAGAGAACCCTACTATTTCTTCTTGATAGTCCATCTTACTATATAGCTATATTTTGTCATCCATTACAATGGATCGTCGAGGAATCGCTGAGGAAAATGAATTTAGTAAATGTATTAAACACAATGCAACTATTATAAGAGAAGGAATGGAAGTAATTAAAGAATCTTATATCGAAATTCATAGCGCCCCCACCGTTTTGCCGTATAATATAGTAAACGAATCCGAATCTTTCGGCTTATTTACGATTAAATTAAATAAAACATCTATTCAAGCAATCCCCTTTCATTTTGTATTTACTATTGATACTACCCTCTCAATGACAGAGTCGAGCGACGGACATCCGAGTAAAATGGTTTATATGCAAAAAACAATGATTGGGATGTTAAAATATTTAATGGATATAGATCCAAATGTATACATTACGATACAAACGTTCAATACAAAGGTAAAAACGATTGTCAATGACCTTTTATTATCGAAAGCATCTATTACGTGTCTCATAGATAAAATCTATGGTCTTGTTCCTGATAACAGTACCAACATCCAAATAGCATTGGAATACGCAAATAAGACAATTCATAGTAACTTTGATAAATATCCAACTCATCAACACGTCCATATTTTTATGACAGATGGTAATGCAAACATTGGTGTTACGAGCCCCGATATTTTGAGAAACCTAATTGTGGATTTAATTCCTAATATATTTATTGGATTCGGTAAAGACCATAATTCTGAAATGTTACGCAAATTCAGCGAATGTAAAAACGCAGAATATTATTTTGTAGATAATTTGGAGAACGCGTCATTGGTTTATGCCGAGTCTATTCATAATATTCTTTACGGGGCTATGCGAAATGTCGAATTCCGGATTATAAATGGGCAATTGTACGATTACTCAACAAACAAATGGACGTCTGTCCTGTATGAAAACATATTAGCGAGTGAATGTCATAAATATTATCAATTGAAAACATCAGATAAAGAGAACGTAGAGATACACATTGTTGGGAAGAATATTTCGTTTAAGGATATAGAATACGAATCCACCGTAAAAGTGTTACCTGATTTGTACATATCGGTTCTTGATGATGATGAAGAATTTCTTCCAGTAGATCTATCAAAATACGCGTATCGCAAGAAAGTACAGGAGTTGATGTATTTAGCCCAAAATGTATCATTAAAGGACGAAGACGATTTATTTCAAGACTATTACGACCCGAATGATAGCGCGAATATTAAAAAGGATCTTAAAGAAGTATTTAAAGCTATTCAATTACATATGAAAGAAAATGACCTGATGGAAGATGGTTTGTTGAAAATGCTTTGTGAAGACATTTATGTTACAAATAAATCATTGAATAATAAAAATAGCAGTATGTATGTCTCTGCTAGACAAACTTCACAGGGGAGACAACGGTCGTACAATGTGGGTAAGACAATTGATTACAATGATATTCCATTTCCAAAATTACGACGTCAGAACACTGACCTAGATCATTATACGATGGGAAATGATACTACTACTTGTTTTGCTAGCCCAACAATGGTAGATACATTCAATGATGTTACTATTTGTACGCAAGATCAAGGGCATTCTGGACAAGAAGAGGATGATTAGAACAAAATTACCACCCAGATTGATTCGCAATCCCCCACTTCGGAGGATTGAACGTATTGACATTGATATCCTTTCCATTGTTTCTATATTCCACCGCTGCTAAAATAAAACCACTATCGAAATTACCTACTAACATTTCGGCTTCTAGTAGGAGCTGGAAATTAATAAAACAAGTGATATATTCTTTTTCCAATTCGTCGGTCGACAACAAGTTGCAATTAGCTCGATGTGTCACTGAATCCGTCCATACATTTTGACATCTTTTCTCATCTTCGTTCCATAACATATTGAATGTTCGATGGCCAGTTTGTTCCAACTGCTCATTGTACCCTACCATAACGCGAATAGCTTCGTCTGTATCACTACAAATAACAATTGTATTGATCCCTGTAGTCTCTCGAATCCGTATACAATGATTCAAATAAACGTTCAGATCAATATATTCGGTTTCTTTTTCAGGTCCATTTACTTTGTCCCCCAACCGAATATGTAGTCCAATGTACAATTCTTTATTGGTTCGGAGAACCTTGATCATCGCATTATCATCGATAATCTGTCGAACATATTGATTCGGACGATAGATTTGTTGCATTATCGACTGATGAAATTCTTCGACTGTATGAAACGAATCTGGTTTGTAAGCATATCTCTCAGCCGGATCGAGTTCTTTCCATATTGTCAAATATTGGACCAAGTTCTCTGGTTCAAGTAACCGTTCCTCAATAGAAGAAATAGATTCAAAATAATATTCGATTGTTTTATTAGGAAAGATGCGGTTCACATTGTATTTGTAAAAAAAATCATACCCATTTTTTATGGCGTGTATCCTTGCCCATTTTATATGGAGAAGATGAGAACCAAATGCCCACCATAAATTATAGACAAATAGGGTTTTCTTCATTTATTTATTATTAGTTTTGGTATATTTATTATATTTATAATTAATACTATTAAGTTGTAAACATAATAAAAAAATATTACACAATACTATATTCAAAATGGAAGTACCCGAGAACTTTCGAACCATTATTGTTGACTTTACGAATGATTTAACCGTAACATTCTCAGAATATGCTTATTTATGGGAAAAATGGCGGAATCCTGACCTTTCCGATTCGGATCTAGCCGAACTCTTCCAATTCTGTGTTAAAGTATATCCCGAACGATTTTTTGACATCTTATACCAAAAAGAGGAAATTTTTGGCGCGAACGATGATACCAATGTTGATTTTCTTCCTAACGTCAGTTTTAAATTGTTGTATTCTTGTGAAAATGTCAGCGAAACTACCAAGAAAACCATCTGGAAATATTTGCAGTTGATCTTGTTCACCATTGTAGGAGGCATTAAAGACAAGTCAATGTTCGGGGACGCTGCCAATATGTTTGAAGGTATGGGTGAAGGAGAATTGCACGAGAAGCTCGATGAGGCAATGGGTGGCATTACCGATTTCTTCAAACGTATGGAAAATATGATGGGGGGAACGGATACTGGAGAAACTCCCCCTCCTGATTTTGCGGATATGCAGGACAAATTCAAGGATATGTTCTCTGGAGAACCGGATAAAGAATCGCCACCCGAAATGCCAAATTTTGACGAGTTTAAGGATAAATTTAAGGGTATGGGAATGCCGGATATTGGTAAAATTCAGGAGCATTTAAAAGGGCTATTCGAAGGAAAGATTGGCAAAATGGCCAAGGAAATGGCTGAAGAAATCTCCGAGGAGTTCTCTGATCTATTAGGTAAGGACGGTGAGGATATTAAGAATCCCCAAGACGTTATTAAAAAGTTGATGAGAGATCCTAAGAAAATGATGGATATGATGAAGACGGTTGGTTCGAAATTGGATAGTAAAATGAAAAGTGGCGATATTTCCCGTGATGAGTTGATGAAAGAGGCGACCGATATGATGGAGAAAATGAAAGAAATGGGCGGGAAAGACCAGTTCAACGAGATGTTTAAAAACTTGGCGAAGAATATGGGAGCAATGGGTAAAAATATGAAGATGGATACCAATGCTTTAGAACGTATGACCAAGTTTACATCGACAAAGGATCGTATGCGAGCAAAGATGGATCAAAAGAAACAACAAAAAGATATGGAAGAAGACATTCGACGCGAGGAAATTCGTAAACGCGTTGAAATACAACAACAACTTGCCGCAAAGTATTCATTAGAATCCAAAGGCAATGATCCCAGCAATTTAGTATTCAAGTTGGACGGTGAAGCATCTCAAGAGAAATCGTTTATACATCCTGATTTACTGAAGGAAATTGCCCAGGAAGAGAATGCGAAGGCGACAATTGGACCAAGTGCGAATAAAAAGAAAAAGAAGAAGAGTAAGAAGTAAGAACCATACTTAGATTTCTACACAAGGAATATTTTCTACGAATATTATAATAAAACAAAAAATGGGTTTATTTAAATACATTAATTTCAAAATTTTTCTGATTAGTTTAGCTTTTGGACTATTCGCGGTTTATATGACTGCTCCTGATATGCGTAAAATTTATGTATACCCCACCCCTGAAAATGTTGATCTCTTACAATATAAAGACAAAACGGATACCTGCTTTTCATTTAAACAGAGCGAAGTGAAATGCCCGGTTGATGATAGTAAAATTACGACGATACCAATGCAAGGATAGTTTTCCACCCTTTTATTGATACGTTTGAATAAAAGCATTCAATCCATTTTTAGCAATGAATTGAATTATCCTCATTGTCCCACCCATCGAACCTCCTGAATGTCCACCTTGATATTCTTGATCAATACGATCTTGAATCGCATTGATCCGATTATTTGTATCTGATACATATCCAGTAGAAACGCTTGGATTGTACCTTCTGATAAAGTCCCATTCGTCCATATCGTGAACTGCTTTGTACGCAGTACAAACCATATGCCTAGTGTGTTCACACGGAATGAAATCAAAATTGGGGTTGGGTGGTATATCTACAGTGGCTAATGGATCTGTATTGAATGATGATGATTGTATATGTGGCAATCTGACATTGGATGGTATTCTTACAGTGGTTGGGTTACCGAATACGTATCGGGTCGTAGGACTTACTTGCGTCAATTTACTCGGATCACTTGATTCCTCTGTCTTTTGGGGAAATGGGGGCAATCGCCCAGATCGAATATGACCTTCAATCGAATTTTTCAAAGATTTGTTCGGAACTAAATCCTTTATTTGCAAAGGCTGTCTGGTAAAAGGACACGTATGGTGACTGGTTATCCATTTGACAATCTCACTGCGTTCGTAGGTATCTCCACTAGGTGTGCATACCGGATCCTGCATTATTTCTTGCGATATCGGACAAGAAATGATACCAATCATTTTCTCACTTAGGGGAGAAACAATTTGGGGCAATCCCATTTTAAAACTATTAGTTAATATTATAAAATTAGCAGAAAATTATTCAATTTTGTAGGAGTTTATATATATAATGTTGTGTGTTCCAGCATCCATTGCCGTTTTTATATCTATTATCGCCATTCTGTTTGATTATGAGATCTATAATGGGTTTATACCCGTCGTGTTATTTACCGATATTTTTCTTTCAATTATTCTTATTGTTGTAATCCAATGGTTTTGTTCTAAAATTGGAATGGGTGTTGCTTGGTTAACTATAGTTAGTATATCTGCATTATCATTCTACGGTCTTTATTTATGGCGAACCCACGATCCGGTCTTTACAAAATTTGTGGAGGAGGAAAAAGCCAAGACATTGAAGGATTTCCAGAGCAAAACTTAGGAAATACTATGAATGTACCATAACAATATTATTGCAATAATAATATTGTAGTTTTATTATATAAATAAATGTTTCGCCAACCCAATTTAAAAAAAATAATAAATTCAGAAACAGGACGTATTGTGATTTCGGCATTGTTGGGATTGGGTTTAGCATCTTTATTTAACAAGGTTTGTAAAGACAAGAGCTGTATTCTCTTTAATGGACCGGTCATTAGCGAAATAGATGGAAAAACGTATAAATACGGCGAAAAATGTTATAAATATGAAATGAAACCAGGTAAATGCGATCCAACCAAACGTATTATCGACATATCACCGGTCGATACACCTGTCTAATCGATGGATATGCGTATATTATATAATCTTTAGTTATCCGATATTATATAGTTTTTAATGGAAAATATCACGCGAATTTCCGATCTCCCCGAGCAAAACAACGTAATTTCATCTAACAATTACAATTCAGCCCCTGTTCAACAAATGAATCAGGCAGGTGCAGGTGCAGGATTCCCTTCTGGATACATACCTATGAATATACATCCAAATCCTTACGGAATTTCTGCACAGAACCCTATTATGCCTCCTCCTCAACAACAGGATAGCCATAAATCGCAAATGCCACATTTTTCTGAAGAACAACTTATGCAAATGCAGAGGCAACGACTTCCGTCCAGAGATATTCCTATGGAAACATCTACCCATATTCAAGACGAACAGATCCAACCAAATTATATACCCAAAGTCCGATTTGAGGAAGACTATGTGAGAAAGCGTGAGGATATGACTGATCGCAATATTCGCGAATATGAGGACAAAAATCGCCGCGAAAAGAAAATGGATATATTGTTTAACGAAATACAGACCCCTATCTTTATTGCAATTTTGTTCTTTTTTTTTCAACTTCCTTTAGTGAATATATTCTTCAAACGGTTTGCATTCTTGTCAATTTACAATTCAGATGGTCACTTCAATTTTTATGGACTTCTCTTTAAGAGTCTTATATTCGGCAGCGCCTATTATACAACAATCAAACTTACCTCAATCATTAGCGAATTCTGATGGATTTAGTCGTATCTTCTCTTAGAACGCCTTCTTCCACCGCGTTTTCGGTCGTCTCTGCGGGTTTTCCTATCTTTACGATCATCCTTCTTGATTCCACCGAAGAAATCATACTGTTTTTTTCGGTAAGTGGGGGTGGTGGTAGGACCTTTGCGGTCCGAGCGTCTGCGTTTTCGATCTTTGATAGGCATAGACAATTCTATATATTTTAAAAATATAATATTTCTAAACCATATATGGTAACGTATTTAATATTATATTGTAATTTTGTAATTTACAATTGTAAATTTTCATCCTGTTCCAATTGCAATGAATGACTGGTATGATTGTTCAAAAAATCGCCGTTACCGATTTGCATTAATTTATTTAAAACTCCTTTTATTAATAAAGGAAGGTTCGCGGGGTCCGCGTCAGTTTCGCTTAAATAAATATTGATGTTGTACGTTTGGTTGTTGTTGTTCGTATTCGTCGTCGTATTGTTGGTAACAGTCGTTTTTTCTTTTAATTGTTTCTCGCTTAATTCTAATAATTTTGTTATTAATATGTTATTTTCCTTTTTCAATTCGTCCACACGACGTTGCAATAAGTCTACCTTATTATATTGTTCGGACAATAAATTATTCAATTTATCGACGGATATTTTTGGAACATCTTCCCTCATTGGTTGGTGGGGAAGAGAACCTTCTTGTCGGCTCCGTTTGTGTTTTAACGTTAATAAATGGCAATCATAATTTTGTTTTTGATTACTATGATAGTTGCATTCTTTACAAGTATATTTATGTGTATTATTGTTTGACATATTATACTATAGTAACAATTTTTACCTCTAAATAATTTTTATTTTTATTATACACTAATCATTTCAATCTCCCAATAGGGCTGGGGAGTAATGATTAGCACGATCTCGTTTTTGTATCGCACTTCGTATTTCTTTTCAGACGATAACCTAAAAAATGGGTGCCCTTTGTATAAATAATATTCGCCAATTCCTCCTTCCATTTTTTCCGGTTCGAGGAGAATCAACGTTTTCTTATTATTGTATGTACCAGTTTCGCTTATAAAAACCGTAATAAGCTTATCAATAACAATATTAGTATCTTGGTCTTTGCAATACAAATATGCTACAGAAGATCGAACATTTTCTATACACAGATCGAGGTGTTCGTGTATATGATGTATAGTACATTGTTTTTCTGAAAATGCAAATATCTGGTTGGACGACATTTATGAGATTATGACGTCATAAATGTTTATATTGGTTGTTCTTATTAAAATAAGAATTCGCTCGGTCTATTTTTGCGAGTCTTTGGATTACCTCGAATAAATCGAAACAACGGATTGGGTCTCGATTTATGGGAAGATTTTCGTTGACCTTTCAGAGAACCTATGAAACGCTCTATAAATCTCTTCTCCCGTTTTACCGGGTTCTCTTTCTCCTCTTCATCTTCCTTCTGTTTTTCTTCTAATAATTTTATACTCTTATCAATCTCCTGGTCAGATACTTCCGTAATATCCTTGTTTTTCTTCGCATTCGGGGAATATTTCAAAAACCACATCTCGTACTCCTTGCTTTTTCGATTCTTGACCAATTCCCGAAACTTTGTCGCCTTTTCAGATCGGATTTCCTCCAATGATAATTGCTTTCCGTAACAATTAATAGAGAACCTTTTTAAGATCCCTTTTTGACCTAAACGGTTATGTTCTTCAATATCAAATAAATAATTGGCCATACACAACAAACGATCCTTGTCATAATACTCCAAATTTGCATACCAAAAACTCAAATAAAACGTTAATATGGTATCAATAGAAGCAATATTTATTTCCTTATCTTTTATATAAATTTTATTGTAACTATGACACGATATAGGTTTATAAATAAAAGCAATCGTTTTACCATCCACATTTACTTCAATATGATAGGGAATAATTTCTCCGATCGCATCGTGGTGAATCATTTTTATCTTCCTGAATTTTAAACGAGATAAATGCTCTTTCAATATAATCGCGCATTTCTCAGGCTCGTCTGAGAGAACGTCAAAATCCGGATATTTGCGCAATAAAATTTGTTTATCTTTTGGCATATATCTTGCATAAAGACTTGCAGAGTATCCCCCGAAAAACACGACCCCCTGATTGATGAAACATTCCCGGGTTTCTATGTATAATTCCTCGTTTTTATGTTCGCTTTGCTTTTTGTGAAAATCGACTATATCACACCCTGCGTCCTTCGTCATCGGAAAGTATTTATTTAATAAAGTTAATCGTTTAAATATTTTTTCCCAACGTGTGACATCCCCGCTCGGCCTGGACAATTCTAAATACATCGACATTCGTAAATAATTTGGCGGCGTATAATGAAGTTCGGAGATAACAATAGCATCTTTTAATAATTCTTTGTATAGTTTTTGGTGCATCTGGGTAATATCCGCAATAGATATGAAATTTACATAAACCTTAAATGTACCCATATGTATACCAGCCTTGGCTTCTACTTCTATGTAGCCCTCTTTGTAAAAAATATCGGCTAATTCCTTTGCATCATTCAATGCATCTGACGAATAGAAATCGTAATCGGGAATCTCAATATCCCTGTTGTAAAATTGTGCAAATTTCGGCAAAATATTGTTGACTGCTGTCCCACCATAAATAAGCAGTTTTTTATCAATGATGAATTTTTCTACAATTTCCAACATTTTTTTGACTTCTTCGCTGTTTGTGATTTTCTGCCCCTTCATTTCTTCGGACTTATCTACAGCATCCCTTAATATGGCTAATTCACATTCTTGGAACGTCATATCTTCGTTGCATATGTTTGTATGAAAACCCTTTTTGTGGAAACTCGTTTTGTGGAAACTCGTTTTGTGAAATCGATGCTTTTTCGTTTTCACTTTATGCATATACTATTAAAATATATGTATAAATTATTCTTCGATTAGGTGATTTTTATTTTTTTACATTGTTCCAAGAGGTAGCTGCGGATCCATTGATAGTATCTAATGAATCACTATTACTACCGATTACTGTATTCCAATTATTGGAAGCGCCACCCTTATTTCTATTCCAATCTTTTTCAGCATTATCATTGGTAATATCCGGTTTATTTTCTTTTACCGATTTAACCATTTTTTTAAGAAATTTCTTCCGCAAATTATCCATTCTATTTCCAACATCATTTTCTGTTTCAACTGCCTTATCACTTGCCTCCGTAATAAAGAAAAATAATGCGTATATTATTATGCAAATAGCTATAAATAAAATGGTATATAATATGAAATTACCTATCACTAAGGTAGTCGTATATGCGATCAATGGTGGAGATATTGCCGACGCAAATACCGATGGTGATCCGTTTTGTTTGTAATAATTATAAATATAGTAGAATAATGCAAATACAATTGCCAACAATCCTAAATGGAAATATTGAACGACTTGTTGTAATAAATTACCGTGTATATTCCCCATATGACTCATTAATACGTGGATGCAGTAAAAAAGCAAAATAATGTATAATAGATAATTATAAGCAAACAACCCGACATACGCAAAATAATTTGCACTTTTAAATTCAGGGTTTTCACCTTCTCCAAGTGCTTTTTCCTTTTTTGTTTTATGAAAATTTCTTATGTAGTTTATAATTCCGGATCTTACCTTTGGTTTGAAGAATTTGATTATATTCCTTACTATCGATACCCATAGAACGTAAAAAACGCATAATGTCGCACCTAATGGAACAGCAACAATAAACATTATTACTAATCGGATCAATTCAACTACTAATAGATAAATAAAATAACCAATCGTACCGAGTGGGAATATTGCTAATCTTGCCATAATCTCGGTTTTCCTTACTTCGTCCATATTAACGTAGCTACTTCCGTAATAAAACATTACTACGATAACCAGAAGCATTAAGAATAAATTTTCGTAATTTACATTGATAATATCGATCATTAAATTCTTTAACATTGACAATGCATTTTGGTTAAACAAAAATAATATGAAGAAAATGAAAACGTAGCATAAAGATGGGGATATGACAGATTTAAAACCGTAATGTGCTTTCGGTATTAATTCTTCTAGAATCCATCTGAATGTTTCTAATATTAACAATGCATATTCGAATACAAAACATATAAATATGATAAATATATTTTTACTTTCCCTCAAATCTTCACTAGTAATACTATCAAACATACTTGGTTGCACACATTTTTCAATTGGATTACCTATTATTTTTTCCTTCATTTGTTGAGCAAATGATTTTTTAGAATTTTCTTCGCCGCCTCCACCTTTCATTGATTTCAATGCTTTCATTGAATTTTGTGCACCGACTGCTTTCAATGCAGCCGTTTGATCACCTTTACCCGCTTCTCCCATTGTTTCCAATGCATCCGTTGGATTTTGTGCACCGACTGCTTTCATTGCAGCCATTGGATCGCCTATTGCTGCTAAACTACCAATATTATTTCCTGCACCTGCTACTTCTGCTAATCCACCTGCACCTGCTAATCCACCTAATCCACCTAATCCACCCGCACCTGCACCTGCTACTTCTGCTAATCCACCTGCTACTTCTGCTAATCCACCTGCACCTGCTAATCCACCTGCACCTGCTAATCCACCTGCACCTGCTAATCCACCTAATCCACCTGCACCTGCTAATCCACCTAATCCACCTGCACCTGCACCTGCTACTAATCCATCTAATCCACCTGCGCCTCCTGCTCCTGCTACTAATCCACCTAATCCACCCGCACCTGCACCTGCTACTAATCCATCTAATCCACCTGCACCTGCTAATCCACCTAATCCACCTGCACCTGCGCCTGCTAATCCGCCTAATCCACCTGCGCCTCCTGCACCTTCCTTTTTTACCTTTTCTTTTACTTTAATAGGTTCACATACATCCTTATATTCTATAGTTATGTTTCCAGTAGGGTCTTTAAGCATTTCTGTATTTATTTGTTTTTTGTAATAATTATAAAACATAGTATAGTACCAACCAAATGTATATAAATACGCAAAAATCAATGATTCTAAATAACACAAATATTGATAAATACGATTCGCGTCATCAATTATTTCTTGATTAATTCCGAACTCGTCACCTGACATTGGTGCTTTGTATGCCTCGGGTTTGCCTGCATTAATACTTACAATCTTTTTCATAAATTTCCAATTAATACGTTGGTTCACTTTTTTATCTTTACTAGCACAAGAATTGGAAACCTTGAATGCAATGTAACAATTTGCTATAATAATCGCAGTGTAAATTTTAGTTATAAAATCAGTAATGCCTTGTCCAGATGAACCGAACAATCCTTTTTCACTACGAACTTCGTCATTTCCTTCCCAATCATCGTCTGTAAGACCATTGAACCCCTCGACGATTACTTTCTCAGGTTCAACCTCACGAATATTGCTTAATGTGTCAAATAACTCGATATTTTGTATATTTTTCACCTTTTTCTTCCTCTTTATATTTTTAATTTTATATACCATATTCGATACTTGAAAGGCATTTTCTTGAGTTTGGTCTTTCATATAACAAGTTTTTATATATTAAGATTATTTATAATTAAGGGAAACCCAGTCAAGAAATGCTTCGCATTTCTAACTCCCTTAACGGGAATACATCATACCGCAATTTCCACCTATAAATGACAATATATTGTATCTTTCTTCGAATAAATACATATTGTAATTGTAATTGTAGAGTTGATAATTCGTCTTTCTTACACCAAGAGGATTACCACAAACGTCACAAATCACATCGAAACTCGAGTTTGATAGATCAATCGGTGGGGTAAACGTATTAATTTCAATTTCAATCGTTTTAAAATTGCTCATATTGATCGCGCCTGACGGTTGTGACTCAAAAGGGCTTGTATTGAGGCCGAAATTATAACAATAAATTCCATCAGCAGCCGATCCTTTTGTCCGCGTATATTTTTCAACGTAATTGTAGACACCACTCGTTAAAACATTCTCACGATAATCCCCGTTAAATACGATAGCCATCGAATTCATAATCTCTTTTTGGTTTTCTGGATGAAATATGCCAGTTACGTTAAAACCGGTCGTCAATTCTCCATTGGGATTCACTGCCAAACTAAAACTAACGTCTGTTCCCGAATTGTTGAAATTTTTAATCATTATACCTGGATCAGACATACGAGCCAATGTTATGTTCGACGGCAGATATTCGTAGGGCCAATTTGTATAATTAGTCCATTCGTTACGCAAATAAGCATCATCTCTCTGTAAATACCACATCCAATTCGCTACCATTCCATTAGAGTATATCCGTTGTTTCGACGTTCCAGTAATGTTGTAAAAAGTATGATCGAATACGTCTTTTACTAAATATATCTGATCCTCCAATGCAAACCTCTTGGCTTCATCTTTCGATAGAAAACAATAGGTTGATAATAAATGAACGTCCGCATTCCACGTTTGAATAGTTGTTGCGTAATTGGCCGTGGATATATCGAGCGAAGGTGGAGTCTGTAAATAACGGTACATCTGAAATTGTGATCTTGTAAAATCGGGCTGCACAAAAGGGTTTTCATATTGATTATCAAAGACATCCCTCACAGTAAACAGCTCTTGAATCGGACGCATCGTCACAGTTACTACTAATTCATTGTATTGAAGGGAAATGAGCGGAAACGCACAATTTGCATTGAGCGTAAACCACGTATTAATAGGTATGTATAAGGTTCTACCACGAATGGACGGCTCTGCTCCTATCCCCGTAGGATCCCAAGTAGCATTCGGATAAACATCGTAACGATTAAACGAGTTAGCTGGGTCATACAATTCTTTGACATTGCCGGACATCTTGTTGAAAAGCTCTTTTTTTTCCTCTGAAAAGTCCCGCTCCACCATTGCATCCAAATATTGCCCCGTATATTTCTGCAAAGTGAGAGAACCGCAAGTAATCGTAATCTCTTTAATCATATTTATCCCCAATTTTCTTATCCATTTAAATTCGTAGGGCACCCAATTGTTATTGGTATCTGGGCAAGGATGGTGAACCGGGCTCCAAATATTAGGTAATGTTACTACTAAGTAGGTATCCATCAAAAGTTCAGCATATCGGGGTATTTTAAATGTGAATACGGATTGATCTATCAAACGAAGATCTCTTAAACCATCATAGTCTATTCGAAACTTTTGCAGTCCAAAGTTACTATATTTTGCATAAGTCGTTTTGAAAAATGTTTTACTCGGATTACCTGTTAAAAATAAATTATTATTTCCTACCGAAACAATGTTTAGTAAACCTCCTGGCATTTGTGAATCCTATCTATATATATCCATATAATAAAAAAATTACATATTTGTTTGTCTCTACATTATATATTATATATGTTACTTGTCAAAAAATTATTAATAGTCATTACTATCATTATTTTTTTAATAATTTTATGGCGATTAATCATTGTTCGAATGAACCTCCATCAAGAAGGGTTCTCTCTCTTTTCTTCTGCAAAAGACAATGAAGTAGCCAAATTGGAGAATGGTTCAAAAATAACTATTAAAAATACAGACAACGTAGGCATTCTTACGTTACCATTGAAAGAATTATGTATTAAGGCCTCGTTTAATAGCGCATCCAGTGGTAATTATATCAGTACCGATATGTTGAAATATGTCATCAATCGCGGTGCTAGATATCTCGATTTCGAAGTATTTTATATTTCGGATAACGGAAAAGAAGACGGCCATTTTAAACCGATGGTTGCTACTTCCACTGACCCTACATTTATGGTATTAAGTTCCGAAAACTCTGTTTTATTAGACACCGTGTTAATTTCGGCCGTTGCGAATGCATTTTCTATGCCTTGTCCAAATTCTGACGATCCTCTATTTATTAATTTACGAATTAAGTCAAACAATACGGATGTTTATAAAGCAGTGGCATCTTCGATTGATCAAAGTATTAAAGGAAAAATAGTTACCGACTCTGATCCTAAAGCCGCATATATTTTGGACAATGTAACTACCCAAAAATCTATGAAGATCACTAAGGATACGTTATTAAGTGATATTAAAGGAAAAGTTGTTCTATCTATTGATAAAACTATCTTCCCGAATTATACTAATTATACACGATGCGATGTTAGCGGCGTATCTTGTTACGATCTTACGAATTATACGAATATTCATACAGGAAGTGAAGATATGAATTTAGTATTATATAACCTACTCTCTCCGGTTCCAACCATTCAAATAAAAGACGACAATGTGCGTACTACAGTTCAAACAATTACAGTAACTACTCCAGATAATTTGTACTTAATAAATCAGTCGAATAATAATCCAGATTTTGCGGATTGCTTGTTGAAATACAGCTGCCAAATTGTACCGTATCGATTTTATCATAATGATACTGCTTTGGAAAAATATGAGAGATTTTTTAATGATAATGGATCCGCATTCGTTCCCGTATCTGTTGCAATATCGCATTTTATGAACAGATATCAATAAATATTCTATAGATCCATAATATATAATAGAAAATAGTGCTTTTCATAAATCGAAGAGGGATTTCGTACTAAAAAATTGGGATCTGATGTAAAAAGACACATTATGTCATATTTTGGAGGAAAAATATCCCGTAAAATAGAAAAAAATAAACTCGTAACAATAATTATGATAAAATTCAGGAAATTCTTTATATTCAAAACTATATAAAACATTCTATATTAACAATAAAAATGGCACCTCAAAAGAAAAAGCCTCTGCCCCCCTTTGTATCTATTTGTACCCCCACATTCAATCGCCGACCCTTCATCGAAAATATGTTTGAATGTTTTCGGAACCAGACCTACCCTAAGACTCGTATTGAATGGATCATTGTGGACGACGGAACGGATAAAATTCAGGATTTGATCGAAACCTCGGACATACCGAACATTCGGTATTTCTCGGTAGATAAAAAGATGACGCTGGGGGCTAAACGTAATTATATGCACAAATTTGTTCGGGGAACTATCATCGTTTATATGGACGATGACGATTATTATCCACCAGAACGTATTGAAGACGCCGTAGATAAACTCGTTGCAAATCCACAGGCGATGGCAGCGGGATCTAGTGAAATTTACATCTATTTTAAGCATATTAAAAAAATGTACAAATGCGGTCCTTACAATCCGAATCACGCTACTGCGGGGACGTTCGCCTTTCGGACAGAATTATTAAAAACGACCAAATATGAGGAACACGCGGCTGTAGCAGAAGAACGCGCTTTTTTGAAAGATTATACAATTCCATTTGTTCAATTGGATCCAATGAAGGCGATCCTGGTCTTCTCTCATAACCATAATACGTTTGACAAACGCAAGATGCTGGATAATCCCCACCCCGATTTTTTTAGGGAATGTGACAAAACTGTAGAAATGTTTATTCGGAAACCTTCAGAAAAGAACATTTTCGATTTCTTTATGAAAGACATTGATGGTCTATTGGAGAAATACGAGCCTGGAGAACCTAAAATGAAACCTGATGTTCTCAAACAAATCAAAGAAATAGAGGAAAAGCGCGATCAAATGATCAAGGAAGAAATGGCGAAGCAGCAGTCGAATGGACCTATTATGTTGCAACAACCAGGTCAACCTCCGATCGCTCTCACCAATCAACAAGTTGTCGATATGATCCAGCAGCAACAACAACATATTCAGCAATTAGCCCAAAAATGTGAGGAGTTTGATAAGACTGTATCAATTCTACAGAATCAGTTAGTAGAAAAGACGAAAAAAATACGGGAAATGTTGAACGGACCAACAACTACATCAGTAGATAATCAGGGAGAACCCGCAAGTTCTCAATTGTCAGAGGATGCCCGAATGAATTTAGAGAATATGATCATTAATTTACAAAAACAATTGATCGAGAAAACTAAGACGATTCGTGAATTCACTTCCAATCAGGGAGAAAACCGACCAACTTTCCGAAATGAAGTGGATGAAAGTCGAAGTCCAGAAACTACTAGTAAGAGTGTTCCTAATGATATGCAAAATATGATTACTATGCTTCAAAAGCAATTGATCGAGAAAACAAGGACTATTCGCGAAATGACGCAGTCTTCTGCAAACAACGATACAGGGTCTACCAGTAAAATTTGCCAATTGGAAGGGTTAATTTCAATGCTTCAAAAGCAGTTGGTAGATAAAAACAAGGAGATCCAGGATTTACAAAAGGCAGCTGCCCCTACATTTACGCGTATACCTATTCAGATAGACGAACCCGTAGCAATTTCAAAGTCGAAGTGCGAACCAGAAATCACGGTTTCTGCTGAAGATTAATTACATACTTCATATGATATCATATTATTCTTAAAAATAATAATAAGCTGTGTTTTCTTGGGGGTATTAAAACTAAAACTGTATTTTCCTGGTTTCATCTTTATTGGACCAACGACTATAGATTGATGAACTTTGATGCGTCTACCTTCAGGATAAATTTCACTAGGAAATTGATAGAAATCAAATGTCAAATTTTTGTCTTCGGGTTCATCTAGTTCAAAATGTAATTCGCCATTTTTTATTTCAAATGACATAAATAAATTTGTCTCGAGCGTTATTTGTGTTGTTAAATCCATTCTTATTTTTATTCGTTATTGGAATAGTATTATAAAATCAATTTTATAAGCGTTTGTAATCTGAAAAATAAATATTATTTTTTATAAATAATATGAATTCGAGTCTATGTGCGATGGAAGGAAATGGGAACAAGGATGTATTAATCGTTTCCTTTGGGGGAATTTCTAAACAATTCGCAGGAACACCGCCCTTTGAATTTTTACGGTTTTTACACCAATATTTCCCCCAATACGATAAACATTTCTATATTGATATACATCAACAGTGGTATCATAAGGGTATTAACGGGTTCTCTACAAATATTATAGAAACCCAACAATATTTACAAAATATTATTCGGAATTATAAAAATATTTTGTTTGTAGGTATTTCGGCAGGAGGGTATGCAGCTATATTATTTGGATCACTGTTAAAAATTAATACGGTAATCGCATTTATACCTCAAACCAAACTTAGATCAATCGAAAATGGTCTTGAAATGGACGGTGCATATCTGGATCTGCGGAATTTTATATGTTCGACAACGCAATATTATATTTATGGGAATCCGACAATTATCGATGAAACGAACCATCACCATATTTCCCATTGTGAACATATTGCGGATCTATCCAATGTCCAATTTACACGTATAGAGAACCTTGATTTACCTAAAATGCGCGATAATGGAGAACTGTACATAATATTACGTGAAATAATACTAAAATAGTATCGAATAGAGATTAAAACTCATCGTCGTCGTCCTCTTCCCCCCCAATAACTATGTCCTTCTTAATATTTTTGTCTAAATATCTATAAATACGTTTGATGTCCAATTTGGTAATATTATAGTTCTCAAACATTTTTTCGATTTCTGTCAATGAATCCGTTTTATTGCTAAAATCCCCCCCATTACGTAGCCTCAATTCTTGAAACATTGCGGTTAAATCCTTTTTATCTACGTCTAATTTTTGACATAAATTGTATATAAATAACATATTGTTGTATTCAGTAGAGTATTTGGTGAGAACCTTGGTGAATCTTACTTCATCGGGTTTGAATACATTCAGGTTCTCTGGAAAAGTATCGTGATAGACTTTATTATTGTAAAATGTTTTCATTAATGAGCTCATCTCGTTGAATTGCCAGATCTGGTTTTGGAACGTTATTCTGTCAATATAATCAGCATAGCACATATTTTTCAATATGCGAGAATAAAAGGGAAAAGATCGGTTAATCTCCTTAGTTTGTATCACATCAACAATGTTCTCGTGCCATAACAATGCAACAATGGTTCGATCCGTTTCATTCATATGTTTGTTATGCTGCTCTATTTTGGCTGGATGATTAATTAAAGATTGTGTAATCTTTTTCGAATCTTCATTGTAGGTTTTGTTGCAAAAAATCTGCTGGATTTTCTCTTCAGTAAGCAAATCTTCACGATTTACAATATGGTTATTTTTATGTTCTTCGATAAAAATATCTTTTACAAATATTAACTTTCTCATATCTCCTTGAATATATGTTAATAACGTCGACTCGTACGACAATGGTTTGCTCTTTATCATAGGCATCAATTTATAGAGAACCTGCTTCATCTGTGTCTGTGACGGAGTTTTTAATTCAAAAGTATTGCATACCTTCATTAATTCCTTGATCTTCTTATCTATATAATAATTTCCAATACATATGATCGGATTCATTGTGATACTTTCCAACCGCTGTTTTTTGGTCTTTTTCTGGCGAATGATTTTGATGAGCGCAGTTATTCCACCTTTGTCTCCGTTGTTCATTCCGTCTATTTCATCCATTACAATGGCTAGTTTCTTTACTTTTTTCGTCATCATTTGGAGAACATTTCGATTAGATACATTGTTGCTCGTAATTGTATCAATTAATGCTTTATTTCTTACGTCACCTGCGTCATATTTAATAATGTCATAATCTAGTTCTTTTAACAGATCAGTAATGAATTGGGTTTTTCCACATCCAGGAGAACCATAAATATAAATTCCTCGTTTGAATGTTACGTTTTTGCAATTTTCTTCAAATGACAATAGGATATTTTTAATATCGGTGACAATGTTCTCTCTTTGTAATATTTGGTTGATATTTTCCATAATCAATTATGTAAAATATTCAGTTATGATTATATTGTTTCCTTTTTATATTTTTACGAAATATACGCACCACTATTAATTTTTATCCTTGTGAAGATTTAATTACGGAAACTACTGAAGTCCGCTGTCACTGGCATAAAATTGGTAGGCACTTTAGGTGGTAATGATCCGTAATAGGAGTATTGGTCCATTGTCTGTGGTCCTCCTGCAGTAATTCCGCTATAACCAGTGGTTCCTTGAACCTTACCTTGACCTTGGGTCTGACCTTGGGTCTGTCCTTGGGTCTGTCCTTGGGTCTGACCTTGGACCCCACTATCCCGTGCATTTTGATCCCTCGACATTTGCATTAAACCCGACCCAGCACTCTTGGCTAGATCAACCGCACCTGAACCAGCACTCTTAGCTAGATCGACTGCTCCCGTTGCAGTGTCCTTTAATCCTGTTCCAAGACCGCTCGCCGCACTACCAATTCCACTCGTAACATCTTTTACTGCACCCCCCGCCGCACCAATCCCTGTTTTAACTACGTCTGCTGCAGTATAAGCTCCTTCCTCTAGTCCTGCTACCATACTATACTGTGATAGCACTAGTCCTCCAGCAAGGGTATTCGGGTCCGCATTGGACGAAAATGTTCCCTTTCCAATATCACTTTTCCACGGTATATCGTTTCCAGCGGCATCCTTATTCCCTGTAGTTGGACTACCCTTTCCAAAGAAAGTATGGGTATTATTCTCGTCATTTTCTCCGTTTCCTCCGGTTACCATAGTGCCTCCGTTTGTAGATTGGGTACCAGATCCCCCTTGCCCTCCACAGTTTGTACAAACACTTCCCCTACCTGTTGCACAAGAGGGACACGATGGGCATACAGGGGGCACAATCTGCGTCTTCAAAATGTAATCATCGGAATAATTCGTAGACCCTCTGGTTCCTTGTTGTGTTTCATTGTTGCTCATAAAGGAGTTCATCATTGGCATTAGTCCGCTAGAACTTTCCGAACCTGTATCAACTGTATTGGCAGTAAATCGCACCACATTTCTTAACGTATATGCAGTTCCATTGTTGGTCAATGTAATCACAGCGACCATTGTGTTCGTCCCATCAGGAATATACAAAATAACATTTTTGCCTAATGGGTCTTGAATTAGGGCCGGACTAAACGTCACACTTTGAATTTTTGACGGTGTATTTGTTATGGTATTCGGAGAAGTTACAACCACGCTGGTTATCGGACTCACTCGATTATAGATTGCTACAGATTTCGGAGTATTTTGTGTCTGGACGATCAATGATCCGTTTGTTATGTCGTATTTGACATATTTACTTACTTGGTACAATACCTTTTTCACATCATAATAATTGTCAGTAACAAAAGAGTTGTCCTTCGAATCATTTCCAGTTGATGTTGTGGTAAGTCCAATGCTATTTTTCGGAACACCTGTATTCGGATCTGTCGGATAGTTTAATATATTGAAACGTCCCTGACTCATTCCGTATGTTCCTACGTGAGTACTGTTCGTTATGTCTAAAATATGGATGTACGTATCGGTATACCACGGAATATACAATACACAATAAGTGTCAGTATTTCTCGATTTCGTATTGTAAATATAGGAACTATAGCTAGTAGATATTGAAGGTACTTGACTCTGTGAAACGTTGGTACTAGTTGTCCCACCACCAGGAAGGACAGAAACATTACCGCTATATTGGAAACTAGTCCCGCTATTTGCTCGAGGAGTAACAATAGTTTGACTAATGCTATTACCAATCATATCCACCGTTCCTCCGATCGTATATTTTGGTGAATCGATTTCTACCAAATTACCATTCTTCATATCAAAGTACATATTATCGAACAATTTTGCAACCGGGTCCATCGAATAAGTCGGAACTTTAACTAACATTGGGCTTGTGCCAGTGGACGAAGTGTCTGACTGTCTGTACGTGATGAAACCTTCGGTCCCTCTGAATCCCATATTTTTTCCTAATATTACCGATACGACTAAAACTATTAATAATATTATAAATAACAATAATCCTGTTACTTTCATTCGATTAGATAATGTATAGATTATCTTACGAAAAAAATGCTAAAATTGATTTTTAAAACTTTACATTTATAAAACAATAATTATGCCCAAGAGAGAACCGGTATTACTCGACCGCTTTTACAATGAATCCAATCTATATGAATTCGCATTGGATGAAGCCGGTCGTGGATGTCTGTTTGGACGTGTATACATTGCTTGTGTTGTTTTACCTAAAGACTCCGATGTTTTTAGTGGTGTGGATGGAACAAATATCAAGGACAGTAAGAAATTTTCTTCCAAGAAGAAATTAGCCGACGTCGCCGATTATATCAAGAAAAATGCATTGTCCTGGCATATTTCGTGGATAGATGAAGCAGAAATTGATAAAATTAATATTTTACAGGCTACTATGAAGGGTATGCACCAATGCATTGATCAAACGTTTGCTAATTTAGGTGGTTGCGCTAATTTAGATAAATGTTTGGCGACGATTGATGGCAACTATTTTCATCCTTATCGACGGTTTGATCAATCGTCGAATACAATCTGTGAAATGCCTCATATTACTATTGAAAAGGGGGATGGAAAATATATGGGGATTGCTGCTGCATCTATCTTGGCAAAGAATGCCCGCGACCAATACGTAATTGACATTTGTGAACAATATCCCAAATTGAAAGAACTCTACGGTCTCGATACCAATATGGGGTACGGAACCAAAATACATATGGATGGTATTCGCGAACACGGTATTACACAGTGGCATCGCAAAACCTTTGGCCCCTTATGTAAGAGTGCGGACTTACACCCTATTCCTATAAGGGAAACCTAGGGTTCCCTTATGATCCCCTCCTTTTACACTATTGAATATTTAAAATGGGACAAACATAATTAAAGAATTTGTAGTAAATAAATAATTAGTTAATGTCATTTTTATCCTTGCCTACGAAGACCATTCATCATATTTTGTCTTATAATGGAACAACAAAACTCAGAAACGGGAAATTAATAGGACAAATTCCACCCACGGATGAACGATACGAATTATTACTGAAAATACCCAAAATGCTACAAAAACATCCTGATTTGCCATTCGTGCCTGATGGACATATGACGTTTATATTTCATGTGATATTTACACATAAGGATCACTACATAGGGTTGTTCATAAATCACTATAATTCACCGATATGTATGGTCAAAGTCGTTTATAGAAATAGACGTCAAGGGTTATACATTGATTATTTTCGTGAATAGATTAACCCTTAAAAAATTGAATTATAAAATAACATAAACACAAACTGTATCTATTAGGTATTACAATGTTGACTCGATCCCAAACTCTTTCGAGCGCGAAACGTTCTTCCGAGTTAGTTGTTGAGAAGAATTGCTTCTCTTATCAAACTATTGCTGCGAATAAATTCATCGATCAGGTCGATCAGGAAATTAGTCGTAAGACTAGGGCTATCCGACGCACAAGTTTCGCAGCATTGGCTTGTCCAGATAGATCGAAGAAGGATCCAAAGATTCCCAATAACCTATTTACAATCATCCGCACGCGTTCTCAGACCAAGAACTTTGGTGAATTGGAGGTTAATATCGACTTCGATGAGTCGAGTCGCGAATGGACGAGAAACAAGCGCCGTATGGGCAATGGTACGTACTCTTACAGGTAAAAAGTAAAGAATGTAACGTTTTATGTTTGTAATTTATAATAATAACTCTTTTTTTATTATTATTATAATGTAATGGCATCAGCTAATCTTCAAATATATCGAAATCAAGACCTAATGAAACATATCTACGATTTCGATCCTACGTTCAAGGAGCACTTTAAGGATATGTTGGTTCGAAATAATGCAATTTTAGAAGCTGCCCACGAATTCTGGTATAATAAATATATATTGGTTTTAAGATTAAATCGTTGGAATTATAATATCGAAACGACCCGAAATGTTATTGAAATACAGCACGGGTTCTTTGATACTCTTTACCTATTGTCTCCTGAATGTTTTTACTAGAAGACGGTTTTATTATTTTTGTAAACTTAATAAAAATAATCTTGTAATAATAATAATAATAATAATAATAACCTTATGGAATTATCACAAACTTGGTATTATGTACAAGATCCTTGGAAGCGATTTATCGGCGCAATGTTCGGAAAATACGTTTTGGTCAACTACTACGATCTTCCTGATATTAACAGAGGTCATTGCCCCCCTAGTTACAGGTTCATCTTACTAGACCATAACAATAATATTACCTCGGTAGACGAATTAAATGTATTAAACTTGGAAAAATGGTGTGAAAAGAATAGTCACTAAATAAATAATTTATCGATGTTCTCTTTCGAAATCATCATATACTTTGTCTCACGATCCATAACGCTATATCCTATTAAAAACTGTTGTTCCCTCTCCATATAACTAAATCCCAGCGTATATTCTACCTTTTCTTTTTCGAACGTAAATAGCCGGGTATAACGTTTCATTTTCATCGTATTGCGGTCCAATACTACAAATAAATGATAATAATATCGACGATCTTCGTAGCTTACTACGTGACAAATAAACCATACTTCATCACCTATCGTGACCCCATTGGTCGACCCACGCACCCATCTGAAAAAATTGGGCGTAGCCTCTTCGCTCGTGATCCGTAATCTATTTACGATCTGCCCCTTCTCATCCAATTTTTTTTCAGGATTCTCGATTACGTCTCCGATCTTGAGTGGGGACCACCCGTAAATCGTCTTGATCTCGCGATTCCCGTTCTTGAACATAACCCAGTTCTTCTCAATCTCTTTTTGATCGTCTGTATATATTAAATGGGATAATGCTGATCCATTTTTAATAGTACCAGATTCGATTACCATCTTACTATAATCGATCCCCCTATTTGCATTGAAAAACAAGGTTTCATTGTTAGAGAACAGTCGAACGTCTTCTAGTCCAACATACAAACTATCGTAACATTTATTATAACCTAATTCATATTCAGAGGTTCTAGTCCAATTTTGAGAACCTATATCAATGGTGGCAATCACATTTTTGGTATAAATATTGTCACCGTAGCTGTATTTTCCTTGGTCGTCGATACGATACGAAACGTACCTTACATTTACGTGCATTTTATTCCTATTTATTGGATCGATACACACGGACGGGGTGCTCGAAAGATAAATGTTTCGGTCTATATCCGATTGTCTACCAATATTCTGGAGAACCTGTAAATTGTAGGCCGTTATTGGCGTCTGCATTTCCCTCAAAGATTTCACGTAAAATTTGTAATTTGAGAGAACGTTGCGACAAATGCCCTCGTCTGCCCCGGGATGGGCCAATACTTTCATACTAGGAACGGTTATGTCGCGCCCGCTAGTATTGCGGTAATAAGCCAGAATCGTGAACTCGTAGTCTAATTTATATTCATACACATCCTTTTCCAAGAACAAATGATCGATATTGTTGTCGTGATTACGTTCGTAATCTGCTAGTTCGTAAAAGGCGTGGGCGAGAACATTTTTACCTTCATTTCTATAATAATGAATCATCTGGTAGAGGTTCTCGATGCGATTCGGAAAAAACTGGTAACCTTCCATCCAATAATGCAGCGCTTTTGGTATGTCACCCATCGTCCGATAACATTTTCCAATCGAGTAATAAGAGAACCATACCTCTTGGTGCCACCCCCCAATTTCTATGCGCTTCTTGTAGTATTCAATCGCCTTCTCGTGCTGCTGAATATTCGAATAACTATTCGCCAAATAAAATGTATACCGATCGTTTCTCGGGTTCTCTTCCAATCCCTTTAGAAGGAGTCGAATGTCGCGCTCAAACTTGTCGGCCTTGGCACCCCCATCCCCAATGTCGTCAATGAACAACGTGGTTCTCTCGAATTCTTGAAACGTGGTATCGGGGGTAGTTTTTACGTACTCGTGGGTGACTCCCCAATACGAATATTCGGGGTTATTACGCAAAATGCGCACGTTTTTATAAAAAAATGCATCGGTTCCTTGGAATATATAATAGGCGTCCTTCACAAGCGATTTGCGAAAATTTCGGGGGCACAATTTAGGACCGATTCTTAAAACCATATCTGCATCTAATAACAGTAGAAAATCGGCGTTCGGCATACCTACGCAACTATTTAGGGCGAATGTGCGATTGTATCCGAAATCGCGGAAAGGTTCTTTTACAATTCTACCAGAAATATTATTCTCTTTGAAAAATTCCTCAATCAGTTCAATCGTATTATCTGTACTGCCTGTATCACAAATACAGTAACTATCTACTAGTGGGAGAACCGATTTTAGTAATCTGATAATCACCTTGCTCTCGTTTTTTACGATCATATTGAGACATATTTTGGGATCCAGGTTCTCTTCCATTGGCCTTATTTTTATGTATGGGCGAGAACTTTTATATCGATTCAATTTCAATATAGTTTTTTATAATAGTAATATAACTTACTATATTAATGTCATTTACCAGATTCAGCAGTGATCCAGCACGTATCAAAAAACAATTGGACGAGACCACATTTACCAGTCGTTATATGCTCGATCGACCAGGACAGGGAATGAACCTACCATTTATGGAAGATCCCCAAATCCGTATGCAAACTTGGGGCGCCAATCTTTGCCATAATACCGTAGATATAGAATCCGATTTTTTGGGATTAACCCGTAAAACAAACAGAGATTTAGTGGATATAAATGATCATAAAAAACACGCAATTGTTACACAACCAATGGTATGGGGGAATAGTCAGCCGTTTGTGGATGAAAGTCGAGCTAGTTGCCCTGCCTTTTTATTTAGAAGCTTTGAAAATAATCGTTGGGAAACCCCATTATTAAATCCCTTGAATGGACTCGAAAAAGGTTTTAATGAAAACATACAAACACGCATTTTAGAAAAGGACAATTTTGTACCGACATATCCCCATTAATAATAACGATTATCATTCAAAAATTCATTCCTGTACATTTTTTTATATGTATTATACAAAAAATGTCACAAATCATACGTTGTAACTTAAAAATTCCGAAATGCATTCATTGTACATTTTATCAACCAAATGTTCATCAACATAACAAATGTAATCGAGTATTTGTAAGAGAACATCCCAAAACAGAAACCATATATTATCCGTTAGCTATTACTGCAAGAAGTTATAATTATATGTGCGATGTAGAAGGCAAATATTTTGTTCATAACAAAATAGCAAAACATAGTAACATTAGCCATATGTTGGGTTAGTTATCAGTTCTCTATTATTCGTCATTTTTATTTACAAACTTTATTTAGTATTATTTAAAGAATAATATCAAATGACTATATAATAATATACTATAAGATATGGAACTTGGCATACCTGCGGTTGCAATATCGTTATTATGGCTTGCAACTCAACAAAAAAAGAACAAGGAGAACTTTAGCGGCAACAAACTGCCAAACACTGACATTCCAGACACCAATTACCCCAATTCTTACGACATTATTAACAATGATTTAGATAAAACCGAAGAGTTGACTGTGAACAATCGCTATGACAATGCAGGTGGTGCATATACCGACAAATATTTCAATTCGAATATGAACCAATCTACGTTGCCTACAACTGCTTCTAGTACAGATAATTCCCAACAATTTTATTCTTTGACTGGGGAAAAGGTACAATCATCCTATTTTTCGCACAACAATATGGTCCCCTTCTTCGGGTCCAATTCTCGCAGTCCAATTGCTAATGGAAACGTTACCGAAGGTTTGTTAGATAGTTATTCGGGTGCGGGTTCTCAAAGCATCACCAAGAAGGAACAATCTCCCCTCTTCAGTCCGAATGAGAATATGCAATGGGCTAACGGCGCCCCCAATCAAAGCGATTTCTTCCAATCCCGTGTGAACCCAAGTTCTCGTATGGCCAATGTCAAACCGTTTGAAGAAGAGCGCGTAGGCCCCGGTCTAGGTCTCGGCTACGGAACTGCAGGTGCTGGCGGATACAATTCAGGTATGATGGTCCGTGATTCTTGGTTAGATAAAAACGCGGATCAGTTGCGAGCAGCTAACAAACCTAAGGCAACAGGGCTATCCTTATTAGGTCACGAAGGACCGGCCAATAGCTTTATCAAACAAATTGCTACCCAGGATCAGATGGGTGTTATGGAGAAGAACCGCCCCGAAACCAGTTTTGCTTGGGATACTCGTGATGGCGACGATATTGGACGTCTTATGCCAGGAAGTGCCAATGAACGAGGTCAAACTTTGCGGGCGATTCCGATTGAACGTCACCAAAGTCGCCCTGAAACTGCGATTTCTTACGCAGGTATTGCTGGTGGTGCGAACGAGGCATCATACATTCCTGGAGAGTATATGCCTACCCATATGCAACAATTGGGCGAATTACCTTTAGCTGTTGCCAATGCAAATGGTCGAGGGTACGCCAATGACGGGGATTACGGAATTAAATCAAAAATGGCTTATCCGAACAATCGAACCGTAAGAAACAACGACGACAGTTATTTTGGTATTGTTGGTGGCGGTATGGGTGCAGTGATGGCACCTCTTCTCGATATTTTGCGTCCGAATCGTAAGAGCAATGTGGTCGGTACATTGCGCCCTTACCAAAACCCAGGCACCACTGTAAAGAGTTCCTATATTTTTAATCCCGCGGATCGCCTATCTACAACGATTCGTGAAACCACAGAGAATGGTAAAGGACATTTGAACATAAATGCGCAACAAACCGGTGGATATCAAGTCACTGATCATCAGGTTCCTTACACGAATCGAAATGAAGTCGGCGTCTACGGATATGTGGGTGGTTCGAGCGCAGGGGAGCGTGGTCGCCAAATGACGTCGTACGAGGCCAATTATAACCAGCGCAATAATGACTTGAAATCCAGTACCATCCAGGGATATATGGTCAAGGGAAATATGTCGTTGATGAATGGAGATATCAATATGCGCCAGGTGAGTCGTGACGATATGTTGAAGAACCAACGCGCAGCCATCGGATCTATGCCTGGACAAATTCCAGATTCTAGCAGTATGGGCAGACCTTCAGGGAACCAGAATCAACTTTATTCGAGTATCCAGACAGATCGTAATACCCCTGACATAACCAGTATGTTGAAATCAAATCCATATGTGGTCGACTATCGCAGTGCTCTTTAAATTTTTTAATTATATTAACCAAATTGTTAACATAATTGTTAATAAGGATAGGATCTTCTAGGAAACCAAAGTTTCCCTTAATTTAGTAATAAATTAAAACAAAACCATCATACCCATTGTTGTTTACAGCATTAAACGCTAGCCCGCCACCACCACCGCCATAATATGTAGCTGCGGCACTACTTTTATATGCAGAACTATTTATACCATTCCCACCACCTCCTGCACCACCATTACCTCCTTTTTTTGCATATCCACTTCCACCACCACCACCACCACTAAATTGATACGTTTTACCAATATCTAGTAACCTAATAATAGGTCCTGAACCACCGGTTAATCCAGAAGTTCCTTGTGTACCTGAACCACCGGTAATATTATTTTTACCACCACTACTTGTTCCACCTGAACCACCTGAACCACCTAGACCCCCAGTGTATGTTTTAAATCCTACAACACCACCATTACCTCCTTTTGCAGTTAATACTATATCAGAACCCGTAATTGTGGTATCACTACCGGCACCACCCCTACTAGTCGCACCTAATCCTACAGATATAGAATAAGTAGTACCTCCAAAAAAAGTACTCGTTGTAGATTCTTTTGTTGCCCAACATACACCACCGCCACCACCGCCACCACTGCCTGAATAATAAATACTATAATCACCACCAGCACCACCGCCACCAACTAATACATAACCTATATTTGTAGTTATTGGAAAGGTTATCGTATTATTTCCAGTAAAAATCCAATAATTGTATGTACCATAACTAGATGAAGATACAGTAGATGCATTACCAAAAGTGGGTCCAGGTAATGTCGGTATTGATGTAGTATATCTTGTGGTTATTGTAGTTGATACTCCACCACCATTCGTTGCTATAATCGTATAAATAAATGTATTGTAAGAAAGACCTGTATCCGTAAGATATCCAGTTACCGATGTTTGGGGGGAAGAGGAAGTCGGATAATTAGAAGAAGGTCCTGTAGGGGTTCCTGCTGTTGGACTGGTTCTCGTTACTGATATGCTATTATAAACCCCTGCCCAATTGATTTGAACGCTGTTAAATGTATTGGAAAACGTATTGTATGTCACATTCGCCAACGTCCATACGGAAGGCAGAGGAAATGTTGGACCGTCGTTGTCATTGCTATTCGGTATCAAACTGTACGAATACTGGGTATTTGCAGACAGTGCATTATCCTTAAACGTAGATCCGGTTTGTCCGGTAAATGTGGTGATAATATTTCCACCAGTAATGTTAGTTCGAACGACTTTAAATGATGTATATGTACCTTGTAAATTGATTGTGAGCTGATTGCTACCAATACCACTATAAGTTGCTGAACTAATTGTTTGAGCACCGAATCCTAGTCCAGATATAGATCCCGTACCAAACATATTACAATCTCCATTGAAAGTTGCCATAAGGTTATATATATATACTATCCTTTTTTGTAAAAGAATAAATAGCGCAATATGCGCAGGTCGCCGGCTGAAATAAATGCAGAAATAACATATGTATATAAGTCGATCTGTAATATACAAGTTCTCTTTCCCTGGTATTTGGTAAGGTTTTTGAAAATGAAATATGAAAAGCGATTTCATTCGTTACGAATGCGACGGTAGTAACCAACATCGCGCGTCGCCATATCAATCTATGCGTATCGTCAAACATACCATTGTCGTAAAACGTAACCGATATTACATTTGTCACGGTCAATGCAATATCGACTATTTTTATAACACTTATCCTCATCACTTTGTTCCAATGGAGTAGGGTCGATAAATAAAGACACAATGATAGAATGGATAGCTTATAAAATCGTAGATAATAGGCTAAATAAGAGAGTAATACGAATGATTGCGCAGAATAGAATGCCTGTCTAGAAATATGTTGAGGTATCAGTATGTTCTCCATATCCAAAAGGATTTCTTAAATAATTACCAAATTATTTTTATATCCTTATTAATAGAACCTACGGTTCCCTTAAAGGGAGATATCATATAGTTTGCTGCAAACGGATCGTAAGTATTCGTGGGTTTGCTTTATTTTCGCCACGTGACAATCGTCTACAAATGGCAATAACACGTAGTCCATTCGAAATTCCGATTGTAATATATTATCCAGCGGACATCCGACGATTGTTCTCAGGAACACATCGTGCAAATAGACTTCTAAATGCTGATATAAATAATCATTCCAATCTATTATATAATCGGCCCATAGGGGATCCCCTGCCGGCGGAGGGGGGGTATTTTTCGTATAAACTCGCTGACTCGCCTGGATTACCCCCGTAATGCTATCCTGGTTCTCTGTCACGCGGTAATTGTACAGACGCATATCCAATCGTCCAAAAATATATCGCGGTCCTAGACGTCGCATATATTCGCCAAAGAGAACGTCGCAACATTTGTTATCAATGATGTCCGGATAATTTTTTAGGGATTCGTAAAAACGGTTTAATATGCATTTATTCACACAATAACACCAATATTCGTGTCGATGTTCTCGATGATCCTTATTACAATGACTTTCATAGAGCCCTGCACATATCTTTGGTTGATTATTTATTTGTGATTGAATATTATCAATACTATTAATACTATTAATCAGGTTCTCTACACGTGTCGGATCGTACGTATCATCATCATCACAAAACATTATCCATTGTTGTTCTACTATGTTGGAGAGAATCTGAAAATGTCGCATTTGGGGGGTTTTTTCCTCTTGAAACAGAAAAAAAAGGGTGGGATGGGATCGAAGGCCATTTGATTCCAGTTCTCTCTCCAACTCGCCCTTTATCGCTTCATTTTCAAAAGAAATAGATAGGTAAACAGGAATAGTAATTGTTTGGACAATGAGAGAACCTAGACATTCGATTAAATATGCGACCCGTTTGGGATTCGATATATGGGATGCAATCATAACACAGTATGTTTGAGCGGATTTATCCATTTTCGTATTATAATACAATCTACCAATTTTTATATATTTTTATCGAAAATCTATATAGAAATTGTTTTTCATTTTTACAAGTAACTTTCTTTATGGATGCCTCTATCCCTATATCTTCGCTAACATCGATATCACCCCCAAAATCTCCGCTTCGCTCCGAATATGGGTCTAATTCTAACACTACCTTTGTCACCTCTTGGTTTCATATCTATAAAGACGCGATTTTCGACAATAAAACGACCGAATGGCGATTTGAACAGTTTGAGGTGATCTTGCAATCCGGAATCCAGATTTGCATCTATACTAGCCCCGAATTCTACGACAAATTGTGCGAATTGTCCTATAAATATACGAATTTGAAAGTAATGAATCCGATCCAATTGGAACATACTCGGTCCTATTTCGTATGCAACGCGTTTAAACGGGAAAATATCGATTTGATATTACCAACCAACCGCCACCCGATCAAAGACAGCTACGAATATATGATATTAATGAGCTGTAAAATCGAATTTTTAAAGGACGCGATCTTGATGGATCCGTGGAATTCTACCCATTACGCATGGATCGATTTTAGTATTGGCTATATTTTAAACGATAAGCCTCGAAGTATCGCATATTTGAAAATGCTGGCTACCCGCACATTTCGCCCAAAAATGTTTGCTATTCCTGGTTGCGTCTCCAAGTTCAATGAAGCCGAGTTCTCGATGTTATGCGAAATGCCTTATTGGCGGTTCTGTGGATCATTCTTCTTAGCCGACAAACAATCGGTTCTCGAATTCTACGATATATATTTCGCCTATTTTTCTGATTTTTTGCAGGAACACAAACGACTGCTTTGGGAAGTCAATTATTGGGCTTGGTTAGAAACTGTCAAGGGTTGGTCACCAGATTGGTACGCGGCCGACCACAACGATTCTATCTTCTGCCTACCCCTAGAATTTTACGCGAAATGTTTAGACATTTCCACTGATAAAATAATCTATCCTTATCCAGACCTGTACGAAGGAGACAATCAATTTTTGCCTTCTTCTGCATCCTATGCATTTTATCAGGGACGGCACGTATTAAATACCCGATTTGTCAATTATTCGTTTACCGAAGAAGGTCGTTATTCGATCCGTGATCCGAATAAAATACTTTATACCAACAACGTTCGATGTTATTTAGACGCATCATTTACGCCGATTTGCTACGGTAAAATGTTAGAAGAAACTGTGGGTCTTCCTTCTTCCGACAAGTTCTCTCACGGTCTAGAAGATATGCGATTGTTTGAACGTAACAACCAACTTTATTTTATTGCTAGTAATGTGAATTACAGTCCGTCGGGAAAAATACGAATGATGATGGGTGAATACCGTCCGGAAACGCTGTCGTATCACAACTGCCGGATACTGGATCCTCCGACCGACACTTGGTGCGAGAAAAACTGGATTCCTCTTCCCGGAACCAACGAAACCCCAGATTTTATCTATTCTTGGTCACCCTTTCAAATTGGTCGCCTGAATGACGACAATCAGTTGAAAATTATTTATTCTCGTCCTCTTTCTGCTCCCCATTTTCACAAGGTTCGCGGTTCTAGTGTATTTATTCGGTGTGACGATGGAAATCTATTGGGGGTAGTACATTTTAGCGAAGAATGCCATCCTCGAAAATATTATCATATGTTGGTTTGTTTAGATGCCGCTACCTTCCTCCCCATTTCCTGTTCCGACCCCTTCTGTTTCCAACATTATGGGGTTGAATTTTGTATTGGGTTTGCAATATATGACGACGATAAATATGCTTTTTGGGTATCGAAAAAAGACAACGATGCAACGATGATATTGATCGATCGGACCCAATTGGTTCTTTCGAAAATCTAGTTATATACTAGATGACAGATTATATTGTAGCAATCCCCTCGTACAAACGGGCCGAGGTTTGTCGCGATAAAACGTTGGCTATGCTTCGCCACCATAAAATACCGGCTAGTAAGATATTCGTCTATGTCGCCAACAACGAGGAATTGGCCGAATACGAGAAGGTTCTCGATAAGACATTGTTTCATAAACTTATTGTGGGTAAGAAAGGATTGGTTCCACAACGCCAATTTATTATGTCGCAATGGCCTGAGGGAAAACACATTGTCTTCTTTGATGACGACGTCGCCAAAATCGATTTATCATTATCGTCGATGTTTAAGGGCAAATCATTGGACGCCTTTTTTAAATCGGCTTTTAGCGAATGCGTAAAACAACATTCGTATATTTGGGGAGTATACCCCGTATTCAACCCCTTCTTTCGCAAGGGGCGTGACGAAATATCTACGTGCCTCAATTACATTGTGGGGGCATTCTATGGCATCATTAACCGCCCCAACCTTTCCGCCATCAAACTTACTATTACCAAAGAAAATGGTCAGAAGGAGGATGTAGAGAGAACCTTGAAATATTTCGTGAACGACGGTATTGTTCTGCGGTATAACAGAATTGGCTTCATCACAAAATATTACGGAAAATCTGGGGGTCTAGGTACGTTTGAAGATCGTTTAAAACCAATGTTGGAAGCTTCTAAGAAATTATTAGCCAAATATGGGGATTATGGGTCGATATCTACGAAATCAACGGGAATGACCGAATTCCGGCTGCGAAAGATTCCTTCCAAGTATGAAACGCCGAAAAATACTACAAAGAAAGGGATAAAATCCAAGAAGAACAAAACAAAGAAGGCCGCATAATTTCTAGTGATATTATAAATACGAGTGTAATTATAATATGACCATTGTTAAAAAGGAAAAAAAGGGTAATATTGCTATTATAACGGTTGACAAAGACTACGATGATGAAAAGATGGAGAAAAAAATGAATACGTTGATCAAACCCGATCATATCAAAACCATAATTGATTATGATGCCGATGTTTATACCGACGATGGAAAACTTCTATTAAGATTTAGAAAAAAAGCATTGGATGACAAACACGTCGATGCATTCTACGACAATATTATCAAATTTGCCAAAAATTCGAGTGGATTACGAGGAAAAACCTCAGGGAGCAAAAGCGAAACATCTTATTCCGACAAAAAGGTAATGTCTAATATTTTCGGCTACTTTGATCGTTGGTCCCCTGCACAAAAGGTTATTTTTAAAAAGCGGGGGAAAACCCCCTCTATTGCAGTTCGCCAATGCCGTTTCAATATGGATTACCCTGAAGAATATAAAAAGGCAATCCCGCTTATCAAAGATGTGGACGATTTGTATGCCAAACTCACCCCCGAACAATACAAACTCCAACGCAGAAAGGCGAACCAAACCTATTTCAAGATTCCGGGTACTTCGTTTACTACGGTAACAACCAATGTCAACTTCCAAACCTCAATCCATACCGACAAGGGCGATGATGAAGAAGGTTTTGGAAATTTGGCGGTAATTGAACGTGGTCATTATACTGGTGGTGAAACCTGTTTCCCTCAATACGGGGTAGGTGTCGACGTCAGAAATGGCGACATTCTATTTATGGATGTTCATCAACCTCACGCTAATTTACCTATGAAAATGAAGGACAAAGAAACTGTTCGCTTATCAATTGTATGCTATTTAAGGAAAAATGTATGGTTGCGCAGTAAGAACAAGACCCGCCGATTTTACGAGTCTCACAACAAGACTGTCAAAAGTTTGCGTAGAAACCCATAATAATCTTATCATAATATAATAAGATTATTAAGATTATTATGGTAAAATCATCAATATATTCATTTATTAAAAATAAAATTTTAAAATGTAGCGCAACCGGTTGGTTGTTTTCACTACTATTTTTATTCGCAATCATATTCTATTTTTTTTTAAAAAAATGGCATTTTAAAGAAGGTATGATTCCGGGGAAACCGATGAGTATGAACGTAACCATTACCAACAATTATTCGGGAATTAGCGATGTAAACCCGAACGGATATTATACTGCCTATGTGAAAGACGATCCATATAGCGTTCCAATGACACTGGATCAACCCACCAATATACCCTTTTTTATTTCCAAAAATATATTGGACAGTAGTTTGGTCACTCTTACTGTCCAACCGATCGCAATGCAAAATCAATCCAAACCCCATTATGGCGACGTTTTTCCTCAAAGTTACCAAGTAGATGTAACCATCGATTCTAGCTTCGTATTATTAGATTATTATAGTGGAGCATTGAATTATGATAATCGGATTACTGTTGATGCTAACGGAGTTCTCAATGCGAATCAAGTGGGTACCATTATGGACGCTAACAACAATACGTGCGGATATGTGAAAAAAGATGTATATACCCCTCAACATTTCTTTGTTACCGTCACCCAGCCCATAGATATTAAAAAAATTGTGTTTACTTGGAAATTGGGCGACTTGTCCAATGTGACGATTCCGTCAGAGTTCGGCCCTGCCGAATATGGAGTCATTGGGAATACGATTATGCACGCGCCTTCTAGTTATATTGGTAATACGTATATTGGTTCCAATTATGCAGGTTATGTATCATTTAATGGACAATCGTCTATTGTGGGCAATAGTTACACTGGCAATAGTTATGTTGGTAATAGTTACACTGGAAATAGTTATGTTGGTAATAGTTATGTCGGTAATAGTTATGTTGGTAATTGCTCTCCAGGTTCTCTTTGTTCGGGAAATACTCAGTTAACTTCAATAAGATAAAAAAATTGATTATTATTTATACGCATAACCATTATGAAAAATAATTAATACAATGACCACCATATCGATCAATGCCCCTGTCCGCCGTCGTTTTGTCCTGACATTTGATGTCGAAACTACTGGTCTTATACCTAAGCAGAGTCGCAATGCTTTGCATCCTATTCCTATTACAGAATACCCTTATATCATACAATTTAGTTTTATTTTGTATGATATCATTGACAAACAGCTCGTACAGATGTACGATTCCTACATAAAAATACCTGATTTAGTTCCTATCCCTGAAGTAGTTTCTGAATTGACCGGAATTTATAAACTAACTTGTCAAAATCGCGGTCGCAATATTATCGATGCATTGACTGCATTTACTGAAGCATATAAAAGTTGCGATTGTTTGGTAGCACATAATATGGATTTCGATCAAGAAATGATATTGATCGAATTAGAACGAAATCGCGCGGAAATTACGAGTCGTTCCCCTCATTGTTTTACTCTATTTAATCCGGTATTCGAACGTGTTCGAAACATTGACAAATATTGCACAATGAAAAAAGGTACTGATATATGTAATATTGTGGTATCGGATCAAGGCAAACCGCCTCGGAAGAAGTGGCCAAAATTGAGCGAATTGTACGCCTGTCTATTCAATGGCGCAGAAGTGAAAAATCTACATAATTCTATTGTCGATGTGAAAGCCTGTTTGAAATGCTATTTAAAGATGCGACATTTTGAAGATTCTGAAAACATTCATTTTTAGGTAAATTTGTAAATTTATAATAATCGTTTTTTTATATTATGGCATCTGTCATTGTCATACCTAGAGCCAATGATATAGCAGCATCATCACCTTTATTATTTTTATTGCGTCCTTTAGATCCGCCATCAGTAATCGCCAATGTTGGTGATTCGGTCTTCATTCTTAATCGATTATTAAAGTGTCGCATTGAATGAAGCAAACACCCTCCAGAAACAAAAATCATATGAACCGTACCTTTCACTTTACCAAATTCTGTATTCATATTCAATGTCAATTGACTCAACATTGTAGCAAAATCATTGGCCATAGTGTTCGTAACACACGTCGAAATATTCGAATCGAACAACGACTCAAATCCAGAAGAGACGTATTGTATCATTGAATTTGGATCACTACTTACCTTGGTAAAACAAACGGTTTTTGCTTTTTCAGCAGACAATGACAATGTGGTATACACTTTTTCTTTTACAATTTGAGTAATACTTGTTATGAACCGCGACTGTAAATTTCCTTCTTGACACCCTGGTAAAATCGAAACGAAATGCTCAAGAACCAATGATAATCTTCCATCAAACATACCCTTAGGCATCATTGATCTCAGTTCTGCTGCACTAAGGGTTTCGTACAAGTCGTTAAACCGCGCATAGGAAATATAGAGCAATACGACAGAAATAAGAAACGTAATTATGGCGAAAACATCGTATTTAAAACTGGCCTTATCGTAACTGATTAAAAAACTACCACCACCTATCAATTCTTCTACTCTATCGCTAGTTTCCGGTACATAAATAATTTTACTAGCTAGATCCAATAACTTTTCTACATCAAATATCGAGTCTTTACCGAATAAAAAACTATACCTTTTGTTGGTTTTTAATTCGTTTTCGATCATTGCTCGCCCCACTGGATTGACCTTGCCATTTTCCAATACGGTTGATATTTTGATAAACAATTGTTTAACGTCGTTTTTTGTAGTTAATTGGGAATTGTCGCATTTTGCGGTCCGACCCCTGCTTATGGACCTTTTTGCACTACGACTCTTTGATTTATGACTTTTGCTACGACTCTTTGCACTACGACTCTTTGCACTACGACTCTTTGCACTACGACTCTTTGCACTACGACTCTTTATACTTTCCATAATTATATATATTATATCCTACATTTATCTTTCTATAAATCCAATCATAGGATGTTCTTTGGTATAATTACACGTTAAATCAACCACGTTTACATCTACGCCAGGTTCTCTCTGCATCTCATTGAATCGTGGGTTCGACAAAACGAAATCAGTCACGTGATTAATTAGTTCGGTCAATGTAATATTTTGATGCATATTACCGACCGTGATCGATTCGCCCGCCTTCAACTGTTCTTCTTTGTTTCCAGCCAATACGCTGTATATCTTCACTAGCGGCCCATCCTTTTTCAATTCTGAATGTCTAAAATGTTCGGCTTCTTCTTTTTCAGTGATACCTTGGTAAAATTTTTGCGCATTTCGCTTTGTATAATTACTTTTAATTCCAAAGAAATTATTACCGATGTTGTGCCTTTTACGTATTAGTTCCACACGTTCTTTTATATCCGGATGTTGTACTAGGAAATTGACAAAAGAATCGTTTAAATGTTCGATTAAATGGTAAATATCGGTATTCTTTGTTACCAAGGATTGATCAATGTTCTCTTCATAAGAACGATTTACTAAATTATTTATTCCAGCATAACGCATACCTAATATATTGGTATGTAGTACATTTTGGGGCGGTTTGAATGTTTCAATTGGCACCTCGTTTTTAATGCCTCCGTGACCCATAATAATGAAACTTATCGTCAATCCTTTAAAACTCGGATCAAATACTGGTGCTTTTGTTTCGTAATCTTCTACTACGTCCATTGGAACGAAAGGGGATGCCGGATCGTAGTCGGTTGCTACGTCCATTTTTGATGATGATGAGTGAGCCTCATCGCCTTCCTCGATTACGTCCATTTTTACTACAGAAGACCGCCTCTTGGAAGACTTGGAAGAACGCTTCCTCGATAACCGTCTCTTGGATGAAGATGATTTTCTGATACTTCGTGATCTAGATTTCGATCTTGTTGCCGATTTTCTGTAACTTTTTGCACTACCCTTTGACATAAATATTACTGGTTATAATCTGTATTGATATAAATTATAAACATATTTTTTAAGAATGCTTCTTATAATCAACCAAACGATAGCTCACCATTTTCAAGCAAGGTTGAGGCACAAGTCGCATTACTGTACGAAAATAGTCTCCATCATCAATCCCCTTTTGACCAATAAGAGTATACTTCCAACACATTTCATATTCTTCATTTTGATTCAATAAATAATATGTGTAAAGGTATCCTGTTCTCTTTTTATTTCCCATTTGTTCGAGTAATGGGTCATTCATTTTATGAATGACTTTATCCATATCTGTAATATGCCTATATACCTTAAACAATCCATATGGAACATCAATGTAATTCCCCTCTGCGTTCGTAAAGTACATATGAGCAGTGTTTGGTTCCACACATTCAAAATGTATTCTTATTCCTTTATTTAGTTCGTAGGAACAATGTTCATTTTCAATATAATTAAAATGCACTGTAGTCATTACAAAATAATAATGGAATAATTTTATATTGTTTTTAAGAGAATTGTAGGTTCTCATAAGACCTATCCCTTTAAAAGGAGGGATCATAAGGGAACCATCGGTTCCCTTAAGCGGAGCACATCTCACATACTTCATCCTCCTCATAAATATGTGTCCCTGTATCTCGCTTCTCCGGTTCAATCGTAAATTGCTGGGCCTGATGTCGGCCTCTTCGTCTTAAATAATAAATACCTGTCTTCAGTCCCTTGGACCACGCGTAAAAATGCATCGACGTCAACATACTATAATTGGGATCTTCCAACCACAAATTGAGCGATTGACTTTGGCATACGAAAGCCCCGCGATCTGCTGCCATATCGATCAGGGTACGCATCGGAATCTCCCAAACCGTCTTATATTTTTCCCGGATCTCAGGAGGAATTGCCTCAATATGTTGCACCGATCCATTGTTCGCAATGATGTTGTTCTTGACCTTCTCATTCCACAAATCCAGTTTGAGTAAATCCTTCATCAAATATTTATTGGCTAAAATGAATTCGCCAGCAATCGTGCGACGATTATAAATGTTACTAGTGATCGGCTCAATACACTCATTGTTCCCAAGAATCTGTGAAGTAGATGCAGTGGGCATTGGAGCGAGTAGCAACGAATTGTAAAGACCATCCCGAACAACCTGCTCCTTGAGCGCGGTCCAATCGTACCTAGGTTCTTCACCCACTAGGGTTGGGCTCACATTCCATAGATCAAATTGTAATTGGCCTTTCGATGCCGGAGATCCTACAAATGTTTCATAGGGACCGAGTTCCTTGGCCATTTCACACGATTGTTCGACCGCCCCGTGATAAATCGTTTCAAAGATTCGGTGATTCACCTTCTTCGCCTCGTCGCTCGTAAAGGGCAAATTCAACATCATAAAGACATCGGCTAGACCTTGGATACCGATGCCGATCGGTCTATGACGCATATTGCTGAGACGTGCCTTTTCTGTCGGGTAATAATTTACATCAATAATCTTATTCAAATTGTAAGTAACTACTTTCGTCACTGCGTGCAATTTCTCGTAATCAATCGTCGGATGTTCTGGATCCGACTTGCTGTCAATAAATGTGGGAAGGGCTAGGGACGCCAGGTTACACGTTGCTGTTTCGTTCGCATCAGAATATTCAATAATCTCACTACATAAATTTGACGATTTAATGGTACCTACGTTTTGTTGGTTTGATTTCTTGTTGGCAGCGTCCTTGTATACTAGATAGGGAGTACCTGTCTCCATCTGGGCATCAAGAACTTGAAACCATAAATCACGGGCTTTTACTGTAGTTCTGCCCTTTCCTTCTCGCTCATACCTAGTGTAAAGCTCGACAAAGGCATCTCCGTAAACGTCGGACAAGCCCGGACATTCGTCCGGGCACATAAGGGTCCATTGTCCATCCGCCTTGATTCGATCCATAAACAGATCAGGTACCCATAGAGCATAAAATAGGTCACGTGCCTTCAACTCTTCGTCGCCGTGATTCTTACGCATCTGCAAAAACAATTCTACGTCGGCGTGCCACGGCTCCAAATAAATAGCGAAACTACCGTTGCGCTTTCCGCCACCTTGGTCAACATATTTTGCCGTGTTATTAAACACCTTTAACATCGGCACAATTCCATTGGACGAACCATTGGTGCCACGAATATGGGATCCCGATGCCCGAATGTTATGAATATGGATTCCAATTCCCCCTGCCCATTTCGAAATATTTGCACAATCCTTCAATGTATTATAAATACCTTCAATACTGTCACTTTCCATACCTAAAAGAAAACACGACGATAATTGGGGTCGCGGTGTTCCTGCATTGAACAATGTCGGTGTCGCGTGGGTAAAGTATTTCTGCGACATCAAATCATACGTCTCTTTGACCCTAGTCAAGTTGTCGCCGTGAATCCCAATCGCTACTCGCATCCACATATGCTGAATCCGTTCCACAATCTTTCCATCAATTCTCATCAAATAGGCCCTCTCCAGCGTCTTGTATCCAAAATAATCGATTAGATAGTCGCGGGAATAATCACACATACTGTTGAACAAGATCGGATTCTGTTGAATTGTCCTGCAAGTTTCCTCGGAAATAAGTGGGGAATGCTTTCCGTGTTTGTCTTTAAAATTATAAAGATTGGACATTACCGTTAAAAACGATTCCGTCGTATTTCTATGATGGTTGGAAATAATAATGGATCCGGCCAACACATTATAATCAGGGTGGATCGATGCCATAGAAGCACATTGTTCGGCAGAAAGTTCATCGATCTTGGTGGTCGAAATGCCGTCATACAATTGATCAATCACCTTCATTACTAAAGCCGTATAGTTCAACTTCATATTGCCTTCCTGCCCAATTTTTTTGATTCTATTCAGGATTTTATCAAAAGATACGATCTCTCGTTTACCGTCTCGTTTGGTAACATACATCTCCTCATTGAGAGAAACTGACCGATCCTGCTTCGTTGTGATATCGTGTTGTTGATCCATCCCTTTATTAAATAAATATAGGATTTTATTTCTATATTCTTTTTGGGAGTTTACATAAATAATTATTTCCAAATAATTATTTTTATCTGCATTATGCTAACATATTATACTATTTATTTTAGAGATTCTTAGCATAGTCCATTGTATTCTATAAAAGGTTGAATGACGGTTATTTTGATTATAAAATAAATCCAAATTATGTTGCTTACCCAGCACCACATACTTCCCCAAGTTTTGTCCCTAAAATAGGTTATAAATGATAATGAGAATGATATGATGATGAACCATAACAATTGATGGTTTTTAATATAATATGCAGAAAACAGATAAAAACTCATATAAATCATTAAAAAAATATATTCATAACCCGAAAACGTTAACCAATTCCATAATAAATGACCGTTCTGTGAAATTGTTGTCAATTGAGTTTTAACGTTTATTTTTATAATATTGTAAATAAATATGTACGAGACATACGCAACCAATGTAATATATCTTATTTTTTCATTTATAATCATCATTATTAGTGGAATTGGTTGCAATCCTAACAACGAATATGCAATTCTAGAATAGATATAATTCATTTTTTCATTCTTTATGTTTTTCCAAATAAAATATTCGACCAATTGCATCGAAATCACTAAAAATCCAAATACATATGCCCATTTATTATCAAATACAGGTGTATGATACTTCGTATATGTATTGGTGTAATAAATAAAACATAATGTTAATACTCCCAATAAAAATGTATTTATTGAGATATCTGGACCCCAACACATTGTTATTATATATATGTATTAAAATGAGATAAACATTATTCATTATACTAATATAAAAGGAACCCGTTTTCATAATGTTTGAACAGCAACAATTACCATCCGTCGAACCTGCATTGCCTGTCACTGCGCTCATCAATAATAAATATAAAAATATTATTCAACCTTATGCGAATAGTTCTGTAGAGGACAATTATCAGACCATTGATCGATTATTGGAGCGCGAGAAGCTCCATAACAAGTCGGAAACTTGGAATAAACTGGATAAAACCGTTAAGATTCAGAAACTTCACCAATATGCTGAAACGTATGGTCGCGAACACGCCCTACCTTTCAAAGAAATCAAAGCACTGAAAGCCTTTTTTATTTCGTGTATGGAAAAGAGCAAGTTGCAAAAAACCAAGGAGGTCATTTACGACAAAGATTCGCGCGAAATTACGTCCATTCCAGCGCTCCATTTTAACGGGCCATCGCATAGTTTTACGTTGAAAAATTTGGATACCAAACGCGTTTCGACCATCAAATCGCTCACCCCGAAACGGGCTACAGAACGAGATATTTCACTAGAACAAGAAATTCCTGGAAACGCGGTATAATAATAATATAATAAAAAATATAGATATATATTCGTTTTATTATATACTAATGGAATTGTCAGATGGCGAATATGTACCAGAGAACAATAATGATAGTAGTAGTTATGATAGCGATTCAACCTCGATCTACACCACCTGCACAACGACAGTAAAAAATATTCCCTGTTTGTTAAGGGACTTGTCAGAAAACGATATATGCGACATTATTATTGACATTTACGATCAAATGGCCGATTTTCTGAAAAAAAACGTGCTATCTTTGTCTTCAGCTACCTTCTATCGCGATATGTTTAATACAATTGCTCTCGTTCTCTACGACGAATGGGTTGATGCTGACTTATATGGGGAAGATTCGGATGAAGAAGTTGAAAATATTGGAGAATTGGTCGATTTCGTCGAACAGGTATGGGATGTATATGCCGATTTTTGCGAGATTCCGCTCCGCTCCATCGCTTACGAAAATATGCGGTCTGAGCGGGTTTCTTTTGACGTTGCTGATATTACGAATAAAATTCGCCATCTAGAGGGGCTCGAACAGCCTGCTCAACGGACCCCTGAATGGTACGAATTCCGAAACAATCTATTGAGCGCGAGCAGTCTTTCCAAGGTATTTGGATCCGAAGCTCAAGTTAACAGTCTTATTTACGAGAAATGCAGTCCAGTCGACCGAAATGCACCTAACTTTTCGAAGACCAATATTAATTCACCAACCCATTGGGGAGTAAAATACGAACCAGTTACTGTAATGATCTATGAAGATTTGTTCCATACGAAAGTCGGGGAATTTGGATGTATTCGTCATCCTCAGTACCATTTTATTGGTGCTTCTCCTGATGGAATCAATGTCGATCCGACAAGCTCACGTTACGGTCGTATGCTGGAAATTAAAAATATATACAACCGTGACATTACCGGCATTCCTAAGGAAGAATATTGGGTCCAGACTCAGATCCAGATGGAGACGTGCGATCTGGATTACTGTGACTTTATGGAGACCCGGATCAAGGAGTACGAGGCAGCTGACGATTTTTACACAGATAATTCTCGTGAATATAAGGGAGTTGTTCTCCATTTTATTGAGACAGATTCTCGGTCCCCTACCGTAAATCATCCCCACTACCAATATATGCCATTTGAAGGATTTCCGGAGCACCGCGTAGGAAATGACATAGGTAAGGAAAAGTCCGAAATTGACGCATGGATAAAAAAGGTGCGCGAAGAATCGAAACTGAAAGGTCTTGTACTTTTCAATGTTTTGTATTGGTATTTGGACGAATATTCCTGCGTATTGATTCCTCGAAACCGGGTTTGGTTCCAGTCGGCTCTGCCTAAGATTGGCGAAGTTTGGCAGACCATTGTGAAAGAACGTGAAGAAGGTTACGAACATCGGGCCACCAAGAAAAAGCTGTTGAAAAATGTGATTGTTACTTCTGATTCTGCATCGAATTCATACCATATAGAGAACTTGAATACGAACCGATCGATTTGTTTGGTGAAACTAGGGTAAGATAAATTAAGACCTCTCCCTGATTTTATTACATTTTTTTCATTTACACCATTGAATTCCCTACGATTCTTTCCGGGAAATCTTTCCTTCGCTCCGTCTTGGTGTTTTAATAATCTTTAATCTGAAATATAAAGATTATTTTATTGTATAATACAATGGATATGGACGAAATATTGGAACCAGAACCACTATCAAAAGATGACCAATTATGGCGTAACAATATGGAATATCAAATTTTAAACTATATCATCAACTATATAGAAAATTGTGATTTATTAATGCTGGATTATGCGAACCACGAACTATACAGTTATTCGCCAAGGTCGGAGATTCGTGCTATTATACAAATAATACATACTAAGCACCTATGTATTCTGGACAATACAAAAGTATCATTGGTGAATGGAATATATTCGAATCATTCTCTGATGAATAAAATATATTCGAATCATTTACAACATAGATACATCAATACGAATATCGATTATAGCAACAAAGATATTCAAGAATTTATCAAATTTATCGATTATAACAAAGAAACCAAATCCAATTTTGATTTCGAGCGGTTTCGTTTATTAAATCGTCAAATGATTGCGCGAATTGAATATGAAAGAAATAAAAGCGCTACATTGTACAGAAAAAATAGAGAAGAAATAAAAATAAGAGAAAAAATCGAAAAAGAAACCGGAAATAAACTTAGTGAAACATATGGGAAAAAACATACGTGTCATATATCATAAGTTATACACCGATAAATCATCTAGTGGAACGCATTTGATTAGCAATAGGTGTACCATTTTAAATTCTTTTTATTGTAGAACTAATAACATATAAAAATAACGAACCTGAAAATATACAAGTTAAACCATTTATTATAATTAAATTATTTGGTATTTGTTTATTTCCTAAAAATGGCCTATTTATATTTTCTAATGATTTAGAAAATATATAAACCGAACCAAATACACAAGACGCTAAAATAATAGAATTATGCATTTTAATCTATATTGAAATAATAAATAATATTTAAATCAATTTTTAAATCAATTTTTATAATAAAATGGGGGAGCATTGGTTCCATTACAAGCGAAAATAACGAAGGGTTATTCCTTTAAGGTCATTATGATATGCCACGGTCACCCGACGGCACCTTGATTTATACTCGTTTACAATTAATTCCAAGCAATGATCTTTATTTGTAAATGATACACGATAAATATACATCATATCCCCAGGAGACGAAAATGGCACGCCGCTTTGTCTAAGTGTCATTTTTGGTATGGTGTGTAATAGATTGTACCGTTCGTCTGTTGATGAAATTTGCCCCATATATTTTCCGTTTCTTAACTTAAGCTGGCCAGTATAAGTCAAATTATGATGAACAGTATCAATAGGTAAGTGCGAAAGTAACATTGTTACGTATTTAAACTTATGAATATTTATATTATTTTGTCTTGTTATAAATATTCAAATTTATAACAGGAGCTCTCTTAAAAGGGAGAGGTCTTAGGAGAACCGTAGGTTCTCTTAAAATAAAGATATAAAATTAACATAATAAAATGCATATGGACGCCATAATCGAAACTCTATTGCCAATATTACCCGAAGATGTGATTCGAACCATTACTTCATACCTTATAATGAAAATTCCTAAAAACGACCTGCGATATAGATTATTGGACAAGCATCTATCCATTTCGCAATGTAGAAAAAGAGAACATTTTTATTCGGATGGAAAATTTCTTGGTTGTTTGATTACATTTTCCAATGGCGATATTTTATTAAAGAGAGTGTTGCCTGCTACGTTCGTAACATATACATACCAAAATATCATAACAAATGAGAGTAATTCTGTAAGAGGTTGGTTGTTTCTCACGGATAAATATAATACTCGGAATGCCAATCATTATTGGGATCAGTGGGTCAATGATCAATGGGTACCTAATCCCAATGGCTACTGAAACATATTTCTAATTTGCATAGGTAGCAAATGAGCTACTACCGAATGAACCGCCGCTTAATGATGCTATTGGTTCGTATGAACTATTATTACTAGCCTTATAATCTATAACAGAACCAAACGGTTTTTCAATGACTCCGTCTTCTACTAGTACATCGAATAAGCGGTGACCTTTCTTAATGGTCCTATCGAAAAAATTCGATATTCGTAATTTATAACCATCATAACATAAACTATCATACAATTTTTTTTGCTCAGGACTTTCGCTAGGCTCTTTGTTGTATTTAATATTCAACGCTTTCTCAAACGGATCTTTGATTGATGCTTCTTTATTGTAATCTTTCAGTAAGGATACACCGAGGTCGCTGTAAGGTATTGTGTGGAATACGTGCAATCCCAACATTTTTTTATAATAGTCTTTGTTCTTCCTGGCAATGTTTAGTTTACTTGTGTGCCTAAGCAATGCCACTGTCATAAATATAAACAATGCATCTTCATCTATTTTTTTGTTTTGTTGATCGGCTGTCATTTCCGCATTGTTTAAAATAACACCATCCTTGGTCAATACCTCGAGAACCGTCTCCAAACAATCTTTGGTGAAATATTTGGCTATTTCTTCGGTATAATCCTTTGTCATTAACTCATATATGGTAGTATTTCCCTGACTTGCGGTTACTAGACTTCCACACTCACCTGGTAGCGAAGCTACTTCTTGAGTTAATAGTTGAGAATTAATATCCTTATTAAGCTTGTGTTTTTCAATGACATTCTCCAATGATTCTTCCAATGCTACGATCAAGGGGAACGTTTCAGCAAGGCCTTTCGCAAATATTAGGTACGAATCTTGGATAAATATTTTGGTATATAGTAGCGATTTATAGTATGGTTCGATCTTGTTCTTGATACGTTCAATTGTGGTATACGTTGTCAAAACGGTGTTCATAAACACATACAATACGTCGCCATTCATTCTTTCGATTCTCTTTGGATCCAACGTCGTGGGAGGAAGAACTGATATAGTTTCTGTTATTTGTTTAATAGGATCTTCTTTCGCAGAGAACTTTGTTTCTCCTGGAAACATCTCATTGTATCTGGCATTCACCTTTTCCATTTCTTGTTCAAATGTTTTTTCTAATTCCTCATTATCTACGATATTTTTAGAACTTTCGACATCCTTATTTTTACACTGTTCATCTTTTATTTTACATTGATCTTCCGCTATTTTCTTTTCTGACAATTGTTCCATATGATCAATCGTCGCCTGGAACTCCGAAAAGTTCTCAAACATCACTTTCGAAAGTTCGGCCGGAGTAACAATTTCTTCCTTGAACACGCTAATTCGTGTTCTATCTTCTTCTGATAACTGAATATCATAGAAAAATTCAATCATCTCAATGATCGTATTGTTCGAACAATTGCGGAATTTGGCGATTACATCGATTCGTCCAGGTCGGATCAATGCACTATCCAGCGTATCTGGGAAATTCGACGTCATTATCACAATACGTCCTGGGTTCTCTAATACTCCATCTAATAAATTCAATAAAAAAGATAGATCCACTTTATGTTTGTCTTCGTAATGTTCTAGAACTTTCTTACTAATGGTCTCATCTGTATCATTGTCCTTATTGTTGTTGATTTTCAATGATCGCTCCATCACAATGTCGCTTTGACAGTCCACATCCTCGAGAACATAGATTCGTTGATCCAGAGGTATGCAATAGGTCTCATTCTGTCCAGTCATCGGATTCAATACAATGATGTTTTCATTGAAAAAAAGGTTCTCTAATTGGGTCTTTGTCATATCATTGTTCAAGTTGACATTACAAATGTGCCGTTTGGTCTCGTTCGCCAAACATTTGATAGTCGATGTTTTTCCCGTCCCTGGAGAACCGGATAGCAAGAGTCCGAGTGTATACGGAATCCCCTTTTCATCATACCACTTTCGATTCTTACAAAAGAAATTCACCCTGTTGCGAATAGTCTCAATGTCTTCGCCAAATAAGTTCGAGAACTTACGATTGGTCTGAAAATGCTTCATAACAAACGCGAAATTTGGTGGTAATCTCGATAGGTCCTTACGCTTATCGATGTCCATTGGTACATTCATGGGATGCATATTAAAATAATATCGCTTGTTCCCCAACTTATTCTTCACATTGATCGTATATTTCTGTTTGATTTCGTCCAGGAAATTGCGCAGCTGGTCCGTAGTTTTCGTAAAACTATAAATCTCGATGATTTGAACAATGGCGCTACTGTTTGCACCTGATCCCGCCCCAGAATTCATATTGGTTGATGAGCTGCCTTGATTCCCTTGTTGGTCGGTTGACGTTGACTGCGTCATACGTGCGAAAATGTCTTCATCTATATTAATTACATCCTTCTGATTCAAAATGAAGGATTCGCGGATATAACTCACGTGCGTCGTGTTTCGGTTGTTGGTGATAAAATCGAGAAGCGCCTGTCCTAATATATTTTCCGGATTGTTTACATTAATGGTTACTGTGATAGATGCGGTCTTCTTCTTGACTTTATTATCCGTAATATCCTTCGTCGTACTCGACAGGTCCTTTTTAATGTTCTCTATCTTGTCATTGTATCTTCTCATAAAAAAGTTGAGTGCAAAGGGCGCATTCTTGAAAAGAAAATCGACCACACTGGTCGCTATAAATACGTAGATCATCGAGAACATATCCTTGGATCCGGATTCCCCCGTTTTCTGCCCATTCATATTGTTGATCATCAACATTGTCATCATATTGGATTTCAACGAATCCATCATATTTCCACCGTTCTGCCCCATCATCTGAGGATTCATACCTTGATTCATCATTGTTAATTGTTTTATAATAAGTAACAATCTTTATATTTTTTATGGATTACATATTTTTATGGGGAATATGTATACTTATTCAGCTGCGTCATTTTCAACGACGGATTTCTTGGCACAACAGCTAAAAAGGGAGTATATTACCGACGTATAGGATATATCAGGTTGAGCATCGATTTTGTTTGCGCAGCAGCAACCATCTTTTGCGCACTCACAATAGGAACCGTCCTTTGTACATTCGCACGGAGACCCATCCTTCTTGCATTCGCAACATCCGTCCTTTGACTCACACCCATCCTCGCATTTTGCAGGGATCGGACAGGGACAACACGTCACTACTAAAGATACCTTAATGTCCTCCGAACTACAGTCCTTACTGTCGGCTCCCTCTTTCTTGCACTCGTTAGCTGGTTCCAATGTACTTACACTTTTATCAGAATAAATAACTTTCGTTGGTTTCGTTTGAATGAGCAGAGATTTGTCGTTATCAGAAGTAGAGATCATTTTATATTATATTAGTAAAAGATATTTTTTATATCATTTATACAGTTTTGAAGGATTTATGGAGCTACATCAGAAGAATGAATAATATTATGTAAATTTATGTAGATTATTCATATCGCTTATACCCTGTATATAATACCAAAGTCCATATAATGGATCTTCATCCACTATATCGTTATCATCAGTATTAAAAAATGTGCTTCCGTCATCAAACGTCATAGTAAAAGTACCATTAACATAATTTCCACTGGGATCCATATACGGATATGTATAACTATTATTTTTCACAAGTCGTAAATTAATATCGTTATTATTACTGTCTTTGGCAAATATCGTTCCACTAGCATCTGTGTATATACTAATAATTAATTGCCCTTTACTTACTGCCGCATTTATATCGTGATTTAATAGTTCGTATTCCATATTTTCATAATGTGGAAGATTGATACTACCATAACTCATGTCGTCAGCACGACTTAAATCTTCGTAATTACGAATCACTGTAAATTTGTTTTCTTCTATTAATGTTCTCCACATATATACATTTTATATGCTAAATATTAGCGATGATCACTGCATATTACAAGTGTGAATATGTAGTTTTATATTCTATTTTAAACCAACGAGTTCATTGATAAATGATTTGTCTGGTCCATTCACGTGGACGAATTGTGGGTTGGCGTATTTATAAAACGCTACTGCACTTGACCTATCGTACATAAACACCTCAGACTCGAACCCTGAAGTATTCAAAAACAACTTGTTGTCGTAATCCAGGGTGATTCGATCGGGATTGTTCAAATATTGGGTGGTCCAATATCGCTGGTCATCATCTGTGTCATTGTACTGGTAATTCATAATACATTGTCTCAGTGCATCTACCGTACCAATAAACATTCCGCTGTTCAAATAGGGAAATTCACGGTTTGTATCCATGTATTCCGACGCTCTATTGGGGTCGGGATGGCACTCCTTTTCACAGCCAAATACAATGGGGGTTTTGAACGACATATATCGATCAATAATCTCCAGTTTCGTTCCGAAATATGCGACATCGTATGCGTCGGTAAAGAGAACCAGATCGTCCGATTTCAAAGAATCTCGCCTTAAGAATGTTGCTACTTCGCGCAATTTGACTCCAAAACGCTGTTGGTTCTCCCATCCGATGGTCCGATTCTCGTGCTGTCCGAGAACTTCAATGGTTTCACCATTTGCTTTGACTCTGTCGACCAATTTGTCGAGTATGGGATGATCGCGGGTAGAAATAGTGATATAATAGAGCATATAATTATTCTATATTATATTGGGTTTATGTCGATGTCAGTAAATTATTATTTCGTAAAACTATTTAATATATATTCACATATTCCGTCGTAGGAAAAAAGATGGGAATGATTTTTATAATACTCCAGGTACGCAGCCTCCTCGTCATCACCAATTTTCAGCAACCGCCCATAGAGACTAGCCAGTTCGTCCGTGTGAACCAAGACCGCCATTTTCGACCAATCGATGATATCTTGATAAGGGAGCCACATATCGTCGTAGATATAGATAGGAATCGACCCCATCCTTAATGCCTCGTAGAGGCGAAACGATGTTTTTCCGTATCCCCTCGGCGCCAATGTAAACCGGCTCTTGCCCATTACTTGTAGATAAAGGGTCTGTTTTTCTTCCTGAATCTGGTTGGTCCAGTCGTCCGTAACAATGAATATATCTGGTTTGTTGGTCAATGCTTCCACCATTTGTTTACGACACGGATGGGTAAGAGAACCTACGAAACTGCAGAAAACTGTTTTTTCCTTATTCTTATATTTGTCAAATGACAAGTTATCGTCGTAGGTAAGAGGGATCGGAACATCTCCTAATCCCCCCATTCCAAACGTAATTAAGTTTGTGGGTTTGGAGGAAAAAACAATGCCATCATCGTGTTGGACGACCGTGAAATAGGTTTTATTTGGTGGAAGATCGCGTAATAAATCCCACAACGTCCATAAAAAATCATTGTCTTCGGTTTTTACCTTGGTAATCAATGTGTCGTCGTACCGTTTCGAAATCTGGATTTCGGTCCAAAATACGGGAATATATCGATCATATATGGCTTTGTCTATGGTGCCATTGTTGTAAGCAGCAGTAATATATTTGTAAAAATATTTTTCGAAATATGTAGTGCAAAACGGGGGATAATAAATCCCAGAATCTTCGCGGAATCGGACTTCTAGATGAAAAGGTTCTGACATAATTATGATGGAACTACCGATAATTTTATACTATTTTAGTTACGAATTTAGTTATTAGACTCCTTTGGAGCCCTTACCAAAATAACTTCTTTGAGAACGTTCCTTATGATCTTTTCATCCATACGGAGTTGTTCGTCGTCATATGCGGATCCAAGAGAACTAACCGATATTTTGTTATATTCGTCATTGTCCTTGGTATTGGAACGTAAGTAATCCGGGTGATTTTCGCGCCACACGTGTATCATCTTCAGATTTTTCCTTACTACCTGATTCAATGCCTGCTTCATTAATTTCTTTTCAGTGGTCTCCTTTTCCCATTTATCCTGATCTTTGATATACACTGTTTCTCTTTTAATATCTGTACAATGGAATGGCCGCATAGTTATATCTAAATCTTCCAATCCTTTCAGAAAAATACGTGTCATTCCTTGAACAAAACCAAGTTCTCCTGTTTGTTCAAGATCTTCTACTGTAAGTTGCAATGAATCCATAAAATCATCAATATTGAGTGCATTCTTGCATTCTTCGTTCAAAAACATATTGAGATTAAACTGATTATTGGTAGTATTATTGTTGGTATTATTGTTGTTATTATAATTATTTACTATCTTGGGTTCCTTGGCTAACTCGATAATTTGCTTTTGTAAATCATTGTTCTGTTTCAATAGTTCTGCTATTAAATCGTAATTTTTTACTGGTTCTAATATTGTTTGTGGTGTAACTTTATGATCATCACTTGTATTTTGTATTACTTTTAGAGAACAAACATTTTTTTTAATATGTCTCCATAGTCCAGTTCTATCGTTATAATTTTTATTACAAGTTGTGCACGTAAAAATATTTGGTACATCTTGTTGATATTCTGCATTTCGTTTATGTTTCTTAGTAGATAAATGATTATTATAATCTCGTGTTACGTGGGTAACAAAATTACAACATTTACATATTAATTCCTGTTGTTTTTTTACAGGTCTTGTTGACATTATACAACTATCTAAATATATAGTAACAACACAAAATTACACTTTAAATATTTTAAATATTAAACAATTTTTGTAAAAGTATTTATTATCGATGTAAATATCTGTTGCTTTCTCCGTTTTAGAGTTTTGTTTTTCACTATTTATATACAATATATTTGTTACCATATTAGCTAACCAACAACAATATTTTAGAGGAGATGAATTTTGATGTTGTTAAAAATGTAAAAATCTGTTGCATTTATACATTCAAGCAACAAAAATCTACATTTTTCCTTTTTTTCGTTATGCAGCCAACTTATTATTCATAATATATTTACAAAGCATTATGGTTTCATATGTGAAACTTGGAAATTCTGTGTTTGAAACTATTTCGCTGGACATTTTTTTGGACAAAAATAAATGTCCATTTTCAAAATCCGTAGGACTTTCTCTAACACGTTTTTTATTGATTCTTATTTAAAGTAAAACTATGTAAATTATATAAAAACAAATATAGATATATATAAAGAAACGATGGATATTTTTGCAGTGATGATATTTATAGAATGTGAAGATCGGTATTACGGATACACGAAAGAACTGCATTCTGTATATAGAACATTCGAAGAAGCAAGGACATTTGTAGATACATACTTAGCTACCAATAAATATTGTGGTGGAAAGAGGGGCGACGACTATTTGGAAATCATTCGGATGAAATTCGGTGATACAAATAAAGAAGTAGTATATAATTCTTTGAAAGAATTTCATATGAAAATGAGGGACGATGATGCTAAGGACGAATTACCCAATTCCGAAGAAAAATGGATAAAGGTTTGTAAGAAGAAGACTAACTCATAAAATTATGTTTGATTGAGGGACCGAACATCCTTACCAATAGTATATGCTAAATATGCAGTAGCTAAATATAAACTACCGCATATAAACATTCTTTGCCAAAATGTAATTGCTCGCTCTGTTTGTTCTATGACGTCATCTTCATCATATTCGTAATAACGCACTGGTGAGTTTCCATCATCAACCATCAATCGAGTTGTTACTATTGTATTTTTATTTTTACCCCAGATTAATCCACTGACTTGTAGTTTAATTGTATAAATATCGAATCGATCATTTTTAAACAATAAAACGGTAGATGCAAAGTTGGTATATAGTGGTGTTATTTGCTGTGATACAATAATTTTTGGGGGTATTTTGTACAAAAGTGCATACCTTGGGTCATTTTTGGAGATTTGACCTATATATTTCCCATTGCGGCGCTTGAATGTTGCCCCTGTATATGCGACTATTTCCCGAATGATACCATTTGGCAAATAAGCGAATATGGATAGGTTGTTCTTATTCGACATTATTATTATTGTTATATTGTTTAAATATCCTCATACATCATACAATTGTTATTCAATTTTATGATGATAAAACCTTGAAATTAAAATCCTGGATTACTTTATTCTGATGGAAGTAAAGGGAATATCAATAGATCCATTTCTTTTTGAAAAGAAAAAATCAAGGAAAGAGAACCTAACAAGGTCCGTAGAACCAAAAGTACCTAAAAAACGTATAATTACGGCTACGAAGAACTGGAGTTTCTCTCCTGACCAATTGAATCCCAAAAAACAATTGGAATATGTCCAACAAATTGTCGATGGGATTGTTGTGGATGAGAACCCGTGCAGGTTCATAAAACAGCAGATCCAACAGAAGTTGGGGGGATACAAATCACAGGACGTTAAGAAGGTAAAATACAATGAATTGTTGTTTATAAAACACGACAGGGTTCTCCAATTAATGATCGAATCAGAGAACCTTTGTTTTTATTGCAAGGGTCAAGTCCACGTTCTTTATGAGAATGTGAGAGAACCCCACCAATGGACTCTAGAACGAATGGACAATGATTTTGGACACAATGATGGGAATGTGGTAATAGCGTGTTTAGCGTGTAATTTACGGAGGCGCACGATGCATTATGAGCGATATCTATTTACGAAGCAATTGAACATTGTGAAGATGGAAGGCTAGGATCTTTTCCTGCGGGTTCTCCTTTTACGACTTTTTCCACCAATTCGATACCCTGACCTACGCTTTATTTTAGTAGCCTGTCTTGGTGAATATTTGGTATTAATCTTTTCTAACAAATCGTAGATACTTTTTTTTAGATCCTCCGTTGTAGCATTGAACCGTTGTATCATTTTCTCGTAGTCAGCATCGGTTTCATCCTCACGTTTATATCGTATAAGAGAGTCGTGTGAACGCAATTTGTCAAGCAATTTGCTTAAACGTTCTTGATCCTTGGTCGTTGGTGATGCGCTACTTCTTTCCATTGCCTCTTCGGTCGGACTATCCGCATATTCGTCCGCATATACTGTGGCAGGATGGTAAGGCGGCGGGCTTTTTTTTCGCGGTGATGAGGTGCGTCTACCTACTTTATACGAATGACGCGTGGCGAATGTTTCCATTGGTATATACTATTATATACTAAACTTGGTAAAATAAACATAAAAAGTTCTCAAATAGAATAATAACTATCAATGCAGAACTCAATTGTTTATAAGATTGAACCCGATTTGGTCCAATCCCCAAGTCCCATCATTTTGCCGATCCACCAAAAGATCATTGACAAACTGGATTATTTCCACCAACAGAACAAAGTCCCGCATATCATCTTCCACGGGTCGTCGGGCTCGGGCAAACGAACAATTGTCGATCAGTTCATCCAGAAAATTTATCAGGGGGACAAACACAAGATGAAAACGAATGTGATGATTGTGAACTGTGCGCAAGGTAAGGGGATAAAATTCATCCGGGAAGAACTCAAGTTCTTTGCCAAGACGAATATACAATCGAACAATGGTGCCATATTCAAGACAATTGTTCTTATCAATGCGGATTATTTGACTATCGATGCACAGTCGGCCCTGAGACGATGTATCGAGCTATTTAGTTACAATACCCGTTTTTTTATATTGGTCGAGAACAAGAACAAATTATTGAACCCGATCTTGTCCCGATTCTGCGAGATCTATGTCCCCGAATATTTTGAGAAGGGGGTTCTCGTGAATTTGCACCAACATTCTATCCAGCGGAATTTTAACATTGTCTTGACAAAGGAGCAGGGCGATTATCTGGACGTTGCGATGCAAAAATTGTTATCCACTATTGAGAATATTGATCACAATCAATTGGTCGATGTCTCCACGGATTTTTACGAGATGGGTCTATCTTGCTTGGACCTCATTCATTGGCTAGAGAATGATACTACAATTAATCCGCTGCATAAATCGGCGTATTGTATCTGTTACGACAATATTAAGTCGGAGTATCGATGTGAGAAGTTTTTGATCTTGTATATGCTCGATTTTATCTTCTTGCGTTCTGATAAAGCTGTAAAATGTGTGTTACAAATATAATTTAGAAAGAAAATAGAATGGACGATTTTGTCATTTCAAATTTACAGGAATCGCGGAATGAGTGGTGCAGCCGTCTAGTCACTATATTCACACCTTTAGTTGTCGAAGGAGTCCGATCAATATTTAGCGAGTCTTGGAAGCTATGTTTAGACAATGACGAAGTCAATAAGTATTTAATGACGTTCCAGAACTTGCTATCCCGTGTTCCCAAGTGGAATAACGAGATTTTGGAAGAAGAGCGGAAACGGATTGTGGAGCGGAGCGGATGCAATTATTTAGAAGATTTGATTACGTGTGTGCATATTATCCAGCTGAAAGTATTGACGTGCATACGCGTAGGTAACCGTCAGAAGAAGATTGATATTTCGATACCGAAATTGGACAGTTTTATCCACAAAGTCTATATTAATGTGGCACGTAAGGTCTACAAGAACGTGTATTTGTTCGAGAAAAATATTTCGCCGTTGCTCGTCCAAAAGAATCAGCGCGAATTGGAGCTGATGATCCAGGAGTGTATTTTGGCGGCCATTCGTGATAGCATACCTACTGAGGACATTATTCGGGCATATATGGACGAATCGGTCGAACAGGAGGAGGAGGTGATTATCGAGAACATTGAGGTGGAGGACAAAGAAGCCGAAGAGAAGAAGGATGGAAAGAATGAGGGAGGGAATGCAGGCGATGAGGAAACGAGCAATCCGATCGTTCCCGCTATCCAGAATTTGGACAATGAAGAGGTAGTGACACGACTTACGTTCAATGATTCTGTTGATTATAGCGAACCGGCGAAGGAGGAAGAGAAAATGCCCCGATCGTTGGAGGAATTGGAGCGATCCAATACGTCGATGGTGATTCAGCGACAATTGGACGAAGAATCGGAAGACGATCGTATCCATATTTCCGGGGATTTGATTGATTTGAGTGGATTTGATGTATTGGACGACGATGAACCCAAAGTGAACAGTTCTTCGCACGATTTTGTAATGGATGATGTAGAGGAATTGATGTAAATATTAAGGAGATGCGTAATAAAAAGTATATAAAAAAAGATATTTTTTATATATTTAGGCACAAATGGAAAAGGTGTTTATGATTGCTATTATTGTGACAATTCTGTTTTTAGGGAGCAAAGTCGTTGAAATGAAGTACATTGACAAGGAGTGGAAACCGATGAAATTTGTGGTGCGCGATGGCATTACGGTGTTTGCTTGCGCAGCCCTAGGTTCATTTTTGTATTTGCATTTAGACGGATCGATGATGGACTTTTTGAATGTAGTGACCAACAACAAGAACTTTGATATGCAAACGACACAGGTATTCACGGACGAACCCGGATTCTAGGTGTCGTCATTGTAGATGACCGTCGTACGTTCATCTTTGCATTCTTCCATTGGATCTTCGTAATAACGATCTTCACAGCAACATCGAATACGATCACACAGAGGCAAACGATTATTGCTGACTTGAACATATCCCCCGCAAAAAGAGCAATTGACCGCTTGTAACTGCAGATGTTCGTCGTACGAATTGTTGGGGGACCACATCCAATGTTCGTCGATCGTATTTTCTTCTTCCTGCATATTGAATCCGTTGCGACGTGATTGAGATAATTTGATTTGTTTTAGCAATTGTCGACGCTTGCAAGCCAAATAGTTTCCGTACTGAATACTAATTTTAGCTGTTTCTTCGAGAGTAGCGCGTTTAAAATACGGAGACCTGCCTGTTGTATTTAGTACCTGAGACTGCTTAGTGCAAAACGTTGATGATTGATTTGAACCCATTGTTGATATTGATGTTAGTAGTATTGATTTGTATTTTATGGAAATAAAAATCAATTTTTAAGGGAACCTAGGTTCTCTTAATTACTTAGCCGGTTCAAGAATCCCGCAGAATTATCTCTAAATTCCACGAAAATATTTGTAATTTCCGCTGGAGAATATTTCCTATCAGGAATTTTGGCCAAGAACAATGGATTCGCAGTACACCCATAATAATGATGAAACATTTGTCCAATCGTCTCCTGTGTCACATTATCCAATTTCATCGTAATGTCGATCCGACCCGGTCGTACGAGTGCCGAATCCAATTTTTCGTAATGGTTGCTACTAATCCCCAAAATACGCCCAGGAGTCTCCTTCAGACCATCCCATAAATTCAAAATATCGTCCAATGTGATCGCATCTTCATCCGTATCATTTTTTGCACCATTTTTGTCAATGATCGTCAATAATTTACTTAACGAAGACTTGGGCGACGGCGGTGGCGAGGGTTCGCTAGGAACTTGATATAATCTTCCATCCGGCGAACATTCGAACGTATTTTTGATTGAACTCGAGCTATCTTCCATCATAGCACTTTTAATTGCCTTCATTTGTTTTTGTTCCTCTCTACGTTGTTTCGTTTCTCGGTCCAGTACAATTTCCCCCATACAATCAATGTCCTCAATGACGATGATTTTCTTGTCAAACCCCATAGACCCCTTTATATTCGTTTCGTTGTACTGGTTTTCAAAGAAGAAATCGTCCAATTGCTGACGTGTTTTAATCAATTTTAATGAGAGGACGACCAGATGTCGTCCCGTCATATTGGCAAGACACTTGAAAAACGATGTTTTACCCGTACCTGGTGGGCCGTGCAATCCGATTCCCAATGTATAAGGAATCCCATTAGCATAATACCACTCCTTGTTTTCTAAGAAAAACCGGATTTTATCTAGGATGCGATCCTTCCCTTCGAAAAACATATTGTCAAAGGTGCGTGAACTTTCAAACAAATGCTCTCTCCAGCATTCGAGACGGGATTTTGAGAACGAATTGTTGCACAACGAATAAATAAACTGTTTTTTATTTCGCTCCTTTTCGATGTTGTCCAAATACTCCTGTTTGATTTGATTGATAAAACGGTGAATTCCGTGAATAGTTGTTTTATACGAATAAAGTGTTACGATAATGGTTTCTGTAATGATAGACGCTTCTGACACGCCCTTTTTATCAGAATTGTCTTCGCGATAGGAATCGGCGAATGCATAGATCTCGAGGTTGCGATCAAACAGGAATCGACCGCGTTGGCAGATGACAAACATTTCTTTTCCTTTCACTTCATTGTATTGTTTGGACATCGTACATTCCTTTACTTCATAAACGGTTAAATTTGTTGATACATCTAACATTATTTTTTCAAAAATGGCTTTGAATGAATTGGAAAAGCTCCCTGAAATAGTGGAGTTAGTGTCGAATCGGTTGATGATGAAACTGTATTTACCTTCGAATCGGATCGAATATCTTTTGTAGAAGAAGGAAACGATGGTGTCCCATACATTGTGTGATTTGAATTCGAATACATATAAATTGTTTAAAATGTAGCTCACTACACCCAATAGTGCTGCCGATATAATTCCGTCGACAACCGGATTTCCAGTTCTCAAGTAGGAAAAGAGTGAAAATCGGACGGTATCGTAAAACATATTTTGCATTGAAATTGTAGATTTGATTGTATTAGATTTGATTGTATTAGGTTATATAGTATAGCGGTTCTATTTTTATGTCTTTTATAATTATATCTTATCAATATATATAATGGAACACGTGCAAGAGCACGCGGAAAAAAAGGAAATCCCTAAAAAAAGACGATTAGTAATTCGAGAAACAGTTACTGAAAATTTAGATAGGTCAAGTAAAAGGTGGAATGAAGAGTTTATTGAGGTTCTCGAACAGTTGACAAAACTGTTAGCGAATCAGGGCGAAGTATTCAAATCGCGTGCCTACAAAAAGGCAGAGGAGACAATACGTGGTATCGACACCGATATTGTCGAAGTGAACCAATTAAAAGGGAAAGCGGGGATCGGATCAACCATCTTAGAAAAATTACAGGAGTATGTCAATACAGGGACGTTGCAACTTTTAGAACGCGAGAAGGGAAAGCCGGAGTATTTGTTTTCTGAGGTACACGGAATTGGTCCGAAAAAAGCCAAAGAATTGGTTGCAAAAGGCGTGACTACCATTGCGGAGCTACGTGAACGCCAGGACGAATTATTGAATGATGTACAGAAAAAAGGACTCAAATATTTTGAAGATATTCAGGAAAAAATACCGCGTGCAGAAATAGACGAATATAAGGGTATTTTTGAAAGGGCATTCGAGAATGCTACGAAGGGATCGGATGCCCAATTAGAAATTGTAGGGAGTTACCGGAGGGGAGCCAAATTATCAGGGGACATTGATGTGATTGTTACAGCAACAGATCCGGCAATGTTCTCTTTTTTTGTGGATGAATTAAAAAAAACCGAAATCATTGTGGAAATACTGTCGTACGGTAAAACCAAATGTTTAGTGATTACAAAATTGCCTGGGCATAAAACAGCTAGACGAGTGGATTTTATGTATACATCACCCGAAGAATATCCATTTGCTGTCTTGTACTTTACAGGGAGTAAGACGTTTAATACGGTAATGAGAGGAAATGCCCTGAAACAAGGGTTCTCTCTTAATGAACACGGAATCTATAAGAAGCAACCAGGAAAAGAGAAGGAAGAAAAAATAGACCGTATATTTAAGGACGAACGTGATATTTTTGATTTCTTACATATGTCCTATCGAGAACCCGAACAACGGCAGGGGAACCCTGCCACCCCTCCATTACCTATATTACCTATGAATGAAAAAAAGAAGGAAGAAGTAGGACCCGTTACGGTAAAAACTAAGAAGATTAGAGAACCCAAGATTCCTAAGGAACCAAAGCCTCCCAAAGAACCCAAAACCAGGAAAATAAGAGAACCTAAGGTACCAAAGGAACCAAAGGAACCAAAAACCAGGAAAATAAGAGAACCTAAGGTACCAAAGGAACCCAAACCTCCTAAGGAGCCAAAAGAACCTAAAACCAGGAAAATAAGAGAACCTAAGGTACCAAAGGAACCCAAACCTCCTAAAGAACCAAAGCCTCCTAAAGAACCAAAGCCTCCTAAAGAACCAAAGCCTCCTAAAGAACCCAAACCTCCTAAGGTGCCAAAAGAACCTAAAACCAAGAAGATGAGAGAACCTAAGGTACCTAATGATGGAACTGTCAAGAACCGCGGAAGACCTAAAAAAATAAAGGAACCTAATGTCGAATTAATTCCACCTGTTTTTCCAGATAAGATATCAAGTTCGCCAAAGAAAGAAAAAACTCCTGAACCTGAAATTATTCCTGTAATTCCTATGGAATCTTTTAGAGAAGAAAGAGAACCTGTTAGAATGACCATAAAAGTGCCAAAAAAGCCCAAGAATAAGACAGAAAAAATAAAGGAAGTAGAAGAGCTCAATCTTAATCAACAGTTGGTCGCTTCGAATGAAACCATTGGTTTCCCTGCAATGACTATCAAAGAAATGAAGGTTCCATTAAAGAATAAAACTGAAAAACTATTTAAAGAAAAGGAAGGGGTCGCAGGGGAAACCATTGGTTTCCTTGCAAAAAAGGAATTAGAACCAAAACGCGATATAACTGTAAAGAAGATGTCCGGAAAACCTACTGCAAAGAAGAACATTACCCTTTTCAAAAAGGATGGTATCAAGGTTCTCGAGAACCTTGGCGAATCCGACATTGTAAAAATGGTGATAGCTGCCAATGACGCCTATTACAACAAAGATCCCCTACTCACTGACAACGAATTCGATATTGTCAAAGAATACGCCGAAAAGAAATACCCGGATAACGAGGCCATCAAACAGGTAGGAGCGCCCATTACCAAAAACAAGGTGACTCTGCCTTACAATATGCCTTCAATGGACAAGATAAAACCCGATACCAATGCACTCAGTAATTGGATGCAAAAATACAAGGGACCTTATGTATTGTCGTGTAAATTGGACGGAGTGAGTGGTCTATACACTACAGAAGGGGATGAACCTAAACTCTATACTCGAGGTGATGGCAAAATCGGACAAGACGTAACACATTTATTACGAGTATTAAAACTTCCTGAGAAGAAAGAAGGAGAACCCGGTTTTGCTGTGCGTGGCGAATTTATTATACCCAAAAAAGTATTTGACGAAAAATACAAAGTCCAATTCGCAAACCCGCGCAACCTCGTTTCAGGAATCGTCAATAGCAAGACTCTTGATGACAAGACCAAGGACCTTCATTTTGTCACATACGAAGTCGTGAATCCCCCGATGAAGGTCGGTGACCAGATGGACACCTTAGCAAAATTAGGCCACGAAGTTGTCAAGAATGAGCGCACCACAACGCTCTCTAACGAAGAATTGTCCAAGACCCTATTGGATTGGAGGTCTAATTATACTTATGAAATCGACGGAGTCATTGTTGCGGACGACAATATCCACCACCGGAAAGATGGTAACCCTGACCACGCTTTTGCATTCAAGATGGTGATATCGGACCAGATGGCTGAAGCCAAAGTGGTCGACGTGCTCTGGGAAGCCAGTAAAAGTGGGTATTTGAAACCGCGAGTTCAGATTGAGCCGATCAAGTTGGGTGGCGTCACCATCCAGTTTGCGACAGGGTTTAATGGTGATTTCATAGAGAAAAACAAAATCGGAATTGGAGCGGTCATTCAGATCATACGCAGTGGTGACGTGATTCCTCATATCAAATCGGTCACGACGCCCGCTGAAACGGCCAAGATGCCAGACCAAGCCTATACGTGGACCAAGAACCACGTCGACATTGTTTTGGAGGATGTAGAAGGCGATGTCACTGTAAAACGTAAGAACATTACCGAGTTTTTTACGAAGTTGGAGGTAGATGGTCTGTCGGGGAAAACCGTGGAAAAGATAATGGATGCTGGATTTGATACGGTACCCAAGATACTGAAGATGACCAAGGCCGATTTCGCTACGGTCAAGGGGTTCAAAGAGACTCTGGTCAACAAGATCCACGACGGCATCAAGGCACAGGTGGCAAAGGCTTCGCTCCTCGATATTATGGCGGCATCAAATCTGTTCGGACGCGGTATCGGGGAACGCAAGATCCGACCGATCCTGGAGGCACAACCGACGATCTTGACGGACCCGGGTTCTCAAGAAGAGAAATATCAGAAATTGATCCAGATCAAGGGAATCGGACAAGAAAACGCGAAGAGTTTTACGGAAAATATCGACAAATTTATGAAATGGTTGGCAGAGTGTGATTTAGAGGGGAAATTGACGGAACAACCAATCAAAGAGACCAAAAATCAGGGTGATCCGTCGCATCCGCTCTATCAGAAGCATATTATTATGAGCGGAGTGCGTGATGCGACCATTAAGGAAAAGATGGAGAACGTTGGAGGCGTAATTGATGACAGCATAGGCAAAAATACGTTCATTTTGATTGTGAAGTCCAAGGGGGATAAGGAGTCGAGCAAAACCAAATATGCGAAAGAGCACGGCATTGAGATAATGGAACCAGCCGAATTTCTAGCGAAATATTTTGCTTAGGATAATATATAATATAATGCCCTACGTAATGAGTAATACCAATGGGACTTTTAAATATGCTTCACAGAACAATTTTAATTACTATAATACCCCAGTTCCTATTATAAGTTCAGCAACATTTGCTAATTATACATCATCAACTGTTAACGGTATTTATACTATATACAGTTATCAAACAGCAGGAACAGCTTTTAACAATTCAATTACTGTTAACGGTAACATTACATTGTATGTTTTTGCTGTCGGTGGCGGTGGTTCGGGTGGTGCCAGATTGGAAAATGGAAGTGGTAATACAGGAGGAGGAGGAGCAGGTGGAGTAGTTCAAAGTGTAATAACATCTTCAGGATCAGATACTATATCAATTTTTGTAGGAGCTGGTGGTTCTTCTGTTAATCCTGGAAGTGATACAACTATTAAATTTACTAAGCAACTTGCCAATTCTATTACGTGCGTAGGGGGCGGTAATGGTTCCGGTTGGTCAGCAGCTGGATCTAATATATCAGCAGGAAACGGTGGTTCTGGTGGAGGTGGTTCTGCTTGGTCGATTTCTGCTGGTAGTGGAACTACTGGTCAAGGTAATACTGGCGGTTCTGGATATAGTAATGGAAATGGCGGTGGTGGCGGTGGCGCAAATCATACAGGGTATGATGGAACTTCATCCATTGCTGGAAATGGCGGAGAAGGCATTAAACTTAATGCAGCAATATTACCTTCATTTTCAGGAACTACATATACTACATATTATTGGGCAGGTGGTGGAGGAGGTTGTATGAGTGTTAATGGTACAGGTGGTAACGGTGGAATTGGTGGTGGAGGAGGGGGGAATCAAGCAGCTAGTGGTGGTGGGTCTGCAATAAATTCAGGATCAGCTGGTGGTGGTGGAGTGGGTGGAAGTGCTGGAGCAAATACGGGTGGGGGTGGGGGGGGTGGTTATCACTCTGGTGCTGGAAGTGGGGGATCAGGAATCGTATTAATAGGCGTGTTAACCAATCCCTAGATAGAAATATCTGGATAAATTTTTGCAATTATAGTTACATTAGTAGTGATCGAATCAGCATTTGTAAGTATGATCGTGGTCGGATTTTGTCCCGAGGTCGATTGTATCGTACCTGAAGAAAGTGCATACGAGTATTTTACGTTGTTACCTACCCCTCCGGACCAAGTAACTACGATTTGTCCTGCTACGGTTGAAGTTGCGCTAATATTGGTGATCGGAGTCGCATATAAATTCGATTGAGCAGGCAGCAGTAAGAGCCTTTAATTGATTATTAGTAGAATTACTTGCAAAAACGTAAGGCATATAGATTATTATCGTACCAACGTTCTCTTCTAAATTACCAAACTTGGGTATTATGTAAAAATATAGGTTTAGTAAAGAATAATGACATATAAAGAAATATACGGAGCGAAGCGTAGAGTATTTCATATTTCCTAAGATTTATCTTATGGAAATGTATAGTATATATGCCATTCATTTTTAATAGTAAAGGGACCCAAAACCAATGGGGATTTCAAACGAATATAGACAAATATAATGCGCCCCCGCCACCCACTGTAATGATTAGCAGTTTATCGAATTTTCAATTAGGAACTGACATATCAGGAACTGTCGTTGTTAATGGCACAACTTATGTTGTTTATGTATTGAAATCTACAAGCGCTTCTTATACAGTAAATTACACGTGTTATAAGGCGTCTACCATAAGCGTTTTTGCCATAGCTGGTGGTGGGTCAGGTGGATCTTGGGGAGCTGCTGGTGGTGGAGCTGGTGGTGTTTATAGTGGCAGTGTGCCTTCTGTTATAGGGTCAGGCACAATTTCTATAGCTGTTGGAGCTGGTGGAGTTGCGGTTTATGGAGCAGGAGATGGATCTAGTGTTGGTAAACCAGGTGGCAATACTACAGTAACTTTTAGTGGAACTGCTTCAACTTTTACAATTACAACCAGTGGTGGAAAAGGAGGTAATACCAATAATACATCGACATATCTGGGGTCGAATACTTCTCCCTATATTGGAGGTAATTCTGGCGCACCGACTGCCCATACTGGTGGTGGTGGAAGTGGTGATACATCTACTGGTGGTGGTGGTGGCGCTGGAACTAACGGTGTAGCTGGTGGAGCATCAGGTGGTACTGGGGGGTCAGGTATACAGTGCACATCACTTGTTGGAGTAAGCAACTTTACATTATCTGGACAGCTTGTATCATATTGGTATTGGGGTGGAGGTGGTGGTGGGTCAAATGGTTCAGGGGCTGCAGGAGGAATTGGTGGTGGTGGTGGTGGCGGAACAGGTGCAGGTGGCGGCAGCGGCGGCGGAACATCAATCGTTTCAGGAACAGCTGGTGGTAATAATACAGGTGGCGCTGCTGGTAGTAATACTGGTGGTGGTGGTGGGTGCTCTTATACAGGGTTATCTGGTGCTGGTGGATCAGGTATTACGATTATTGCATTTCCTCAATAGAATTCTTGAATTTAGTAACTAAAAATATTACAAGGTATATATAGAGGTTTCTGTCGAGAATGGTTTCTTCTTTTTTATTTAGAATAAACAATGGGCAAATGCAATATGGGAATTCGAATCTTATTTTGCCGGTTTCATTGAGCCCTGTAACGATTAGTAGCGTGGCGAATTTTCCATCAGGCGCAGATGTTACTGGAACGTCTGTGACCAATGGGATAACCTACAATGTTTATGCTTTCAAAACGGTTGGAACATCATATACGGTGAATTATTCGTGCACGAGCGCTACCCAAATCTATGTATTGGCAGTGGGGGGTGGAGGAGGGTCAGGAACTTATTACTCGGGAGGAGGTGGTGGTGGAGGAGTGATAATGACACCGGTATCTGTGCCGAGCGGATCTGGATCAATCAATATATCGGTTGGCGCAGGTGGATCTTATGGAGCAGCGACTTCGTCTTCTCTAGGAACATCAGGATCAAATACGACAGTGTCATTTGTTGGAAATGTAACAACTCCGTCAATAGTTACCGCAGGTGGAGGTGCACCAGGGTTTCCATACCAAGGTAGTGCCCAAACTGTTCCATTAGGAAATGGCGGAAGTGGAGGGGGAGCAGGTTACCAACAAACACAAATAAGTGCCAATAGTTTAAATAATACGAATTATACTTTTGCAAATATTGGTGGTGCTTGGGGTGCATCAACCGGTGGGGGTGGTGGTGCAGGAACTGTTGGAACTAGCGGAGTTAGTACTAGTAATGCTGGTACTGGTGGAAACGGAATTCAATGCTTTTTACCAGGAATAAGTACATTTACTCCGTCAGGAACACCGTACGGAACCTATTATTGGGGTGGTGGTGGTGGTGGTGGTTGTTCCATTGGTGGTGGTGGTGGTGGAGGCCTAGGTGGAACAGGTTATGGTAGTAACGGCGGCAGTGGTGGTGTCGGTGGTATAAGTGTTGGAGGATCTGGAAGTGCGTCGACGGGAGTAGGAGCAATTACTGGTGGATCGGGTGGTGCAAATACTGGTGGCGGTGCTGGTGGTGCAAATTATCAACAAACATCGAGTGTTGGTGGTTCAGGTGGATCCGGTATTGTCGTGATCGCTTTCCCCAGTTCCAGCTCTATTCTATATAGCCAATCCGCAGTTCTCCCGGCGTCGATCTATAGTAGTGGACTCTATTCAGCGACCCTCAACAATACCAGTTTTACTCAAGCTGCTTACAATTCAATCAAAGGGGCTTTCGGATGCCGTCTCCTCAATTACAATTATTTTGGACCAGTTATGACCTTACGTCACAGTTTGGATACAGCCGGTATATATACCCAGAATTTCTATTCGGACATCTGTGGTAATATGGGAACCGGATATTTGGGTACAGGTCAATCAATATCAACGTGGTTAGCAAACAATGGAGCGAATACAACGTATGCATTTGTTAGTAAATGGTACAATCAAGGTATGGATGTATCGTTTAATTGCGCAACTCAATATACGATAGCATCCCAACCAATATATGATGTGGCAAATGGCCTTATCAATTTTGGTTATACAACAAGTGTAGTTGCACCAAGTGGTTGGGCATCGAATGCAGGAAATGCCTATTTTAATTTGCCGGATGGAGCTTATCCTTATTGTCCAACTGCAAATTATGATACTTCATATTCATTTATACATCGACACGGACAGGCAGTATTGCCAGGATCACCGAATACTATTTATAGTGGCGGTACAAGTGGAACCAGTACAACTATTGGTCTTATGTTTTGGAATGGTTATGATTCATGGTGGAATTCAAATGATTACCAGACTGGCGCAGGAACTGCACTAATTAATCAAGTTGTTACTGAACAATATTCGGCAACCGGAATAGCGAGTACTGGAGGAACTCGTAGCATTTTTATTAATTCGCCATCTACAACAACTTCTTATACATCATCGAATGCAGCTGTACGAAAGAATCCGGCTATAAATAATACAATTGGTTATAATATTATTGCAACTTCTTATGGAAATAGTAATTTCCAAATGAATTATTTTTACATATTAAATACTGCAATAGATAATACAAATAATCATTCAGATCGTTTAATTCTAGAAAACACCCCCTATTTATTTACTCCCCTACCAACAATGACTCTCATAGTTTCTAGTGTAACATCTACCACTTTTGCATTAACTGGATCTTATTCTGCTGCTACATCCTATGCCATATTTGTAAATAGTGGCGCAATCTCCACCGTAGCATCACTTGCTAATACAGTCATTACGCCCGGTTCGAATGGCCCTTGGACAATCAATATTTATGCCTACAATGCGACCAATAACTTATTGGCGACTGGATACATTATTTCGAATAATTATTTGAATTCGACGTGGACCCCAAATTATTCGAATCTGGTCGCTTATTACAGATTTGATGAGGTGAATGGTTCGACAACCATTATTGATACTATTTCTGCGCAAAATGGAACCGTGCAAAATTCATTGGTACTAGGTAATCCAAGTATTATTAATACTTGCGCAACGTTCAATGGAACCAATTCGTGGGTAAGCATTCCTTACCAAGTTCTTAATAATATATCTTCTGGAACAATAATGTGTTGGATTTACCCAACCGCAATCACGAATAGCACGATTTGCGTAAAACAACACGATGGTGTAAATACGTTTGCTGCATTAACAATAGGATCTTATTCTAGCTCAGGGGGAACTATTACTACAGGAACAGCTGGAACTATATATTGGCATAGCGCTAATAGTCAAACTGTCGCAGCATCTGCATCTACTTCATCCATCGTAATAAATAAATGGTACCATATTGCGGTGACATTCACAACAACTACTGTTATGATTTACATAAATGGTATTTTGAATAGCACCACCAGTACAAACGGTAGCATACCGGTAGACGCAACTCCTACAAGTACATCAATTGGTGGATGGTATTCTGGTGGATTGATTAGTGCATTTAGTGGGTCAATTGATGATTTTTCAGTTTGGAACACGGCGCTCACTGCTGGTAATATCTGGGCGATTTATTCGTCTCAAACATAAATATTGGTATTGATGATAAATAGAGAATAAATAATTTATAATATTAACGTCAGATAAAATAAATGAAAATATAGACATAAATAATATAGTACTTATGTCTGCAAATTTGGGAAACGTCTTTTTAATAAAAACGGTCGGTGGAAAATTTCGTATGAAGGCTGCTAGCTGGTCAAGTATTCTTAATCCAACCGCTGCTATTACATCAACACCTCTAAGCAATGTTCTCGCGTATTACAATCCGGCCAACGTAACATTGTCAAGTGGAACTCTCGGTAGTGGCACTAGCCCTATAACATCATTGACGAATTCAAAGGGAAATTATTTGAATCTAGCAGTTACAGGAACTCTATATTCCAAAGTTTATCCGACCAATCCCGCCCTGTATTTGA